GGTATTCAAGGTCCAATAGGACCAACAGGCTCTCAAGGTATTCAGGGTATTCAAGGCCCTACAGGTCCCCAAGGTCCAACAGGCTCTCAAGGCCCTACAGGTCCCCAAGGTCCTACAGGCTCTGAAGGTATTCAAGGTCCAATAGGTCCAACAGGCTCTCAAGGTATTCAAGGTCCAATAGGACCAACAGGCCCAATAGGCCCCACAGGGCCCACCGGACAAGATTTTACTCTTAGTTACTCAGCGAGTCCCCCTGGTAGTCCTTTAGCAGGAGATAGATGGGTAGACTCAGATACTGGAATTGAGTATACTTACTTAGACAATCTTTGGGTTGAGTTAGGCCCTTCAGGTTTAATTGCAAATTCGTTATATGTATCTAACACAGCGCCTAGTGACACTGGGCTTATTTGGGTAGACACTAGTGGTTAATATTCAAGAATTAAGAGACGAAATTTTAAATGATCCTCTAAATCTAGGCTATGCTCAATATTTGCCTAGCAGTCCGGGGTGGGTAGTTTCGTTACTTAATGCACCTAATCTATTATTAGTAAAAGAGAAATATGTCACAGTACGAACACTCCTAGCTCAGCTAGGAGTGTTGGGGGCTATTATCGCAGAAAAGCTCTCTCAGTTTGGTAATGACGATACTGTATATGAAGAGCAAGAAGTTCAGGGCTTAAAACTAGCTACCAAATGGGCTATGAAATTTATTGATTCAGATGGGCAAGGGTTAGATTTAGGACATGTAAATACACAAACAATGATCGATGGGCTACTAGATATCAGTGTTTTAACTAGTACCGAAGCAGCTGCTTTAAAAAATTTAGCTATGCAGTCAAGCTCAAGAGCGGAGCAACTATTCGGCGTAAATACGCAAGTTACTTTAGCACAGGTAGCGGAGGCTTTGAATGGCAACGTATAATCCATCGGTTCTAACCCCGTCAAGTCTTACTGTCACTGGTCTCAACACACTGGCTGCGGCTACCTATGTTGCATCGGCAGAAATCGATCATACTGTTAGTAATGAACCTGATCGTTTGATTGAAGTAGAGATTGCTACAACCAACACACCCACGGGTAACAAACAAATCATTGTGTTCGCAAAGGGTTCCATTGATGGTACAGACTTTTCAAGTGGTCCGGAGTCAGGAACTACGGCAACCGACGAATCAGATTTGTACTTTCTTGGCGTGGTTCCAATGAATAGTTCAGCAACAACTCATCGAAGACTGTTTTCATTGGCGTCTGCTTTCGGGGGTCGCTTACCAGCAAAAAGTAAACTTGTATTCAAGAATGATATGGGTGTTGCGGTCACTTCCGCCGCTGTGACTACTGCTATCTGTGTGGATACGATTGCATGACGATTGATACACTAATCAAAGAGTTACAAAAGTTTCCACAGGATTTGCCTGTGTGTCTTTTGGTCCCTAGTGAATCCGGTAAGGTTGCAGTTGAAATTGCACAGGTGTTTGATTCTACCTACTTGCCTTCTGATTCTTTGATTGGTCGTGGCGACTTTGTTATTTTGAGGGCAATTTGATATGGCGATTTTCTTAGCGCGGCGTTGGACTAGGCAACCAACTGTTCCGGTTGATATTGATTATAATTGTTCTTTGCTACAGGGAGTAAGAGTAGTCGCCGCCGCAAATGCAGCATATCCAATCTCTCCTATTGTTGGTAGGTTCAACCGACAAACACATGATTTGAGATACATTAGCGATGTGGGTGTGGGAATCGCATCTAGCAATGGCGTTTATGACGTTGATTACCAACCATTGACTACTGCCGAGCGTAACGGTGGATTCATGACAGTCGGTGTATTTAATATTGAGAGTTTAGGGTCAGGCTACGGAGGCGGGTTCTTCAGGGCTGATGATCAGTGGTCTATTTTGGCATTATCATACATTAATTCAACGGGGTCTGTTTCAGTAGTACATAAATTCTCAAACGGGGATAATTTCCAAGTAGATTCAACAAAATTTGAACCTTACACGTATAGGGGGGCAGTTAATCTCGGAGGATTTTTGCGGTCTGGCGAGGGTTTAAGTATAATTGTCAATGGACAATCTGATACTACTGCGACCACAGGTGTTCGTTCATACGTAACTCCCAATATGATGAGATTCGCAACGCCCTTGGGATTCAAAGGGGGATTAGTGTTTGGTGCTTGTATAGGAGGAGAGCATATGACTCTAGCCCAAGCAACAGAAATAACTAAAAATCCCTTTGCAATACTTAAACCCCAAAGAAAACTGATTTTTTCTTTACCAACAGCACCAGAACCAACAGGCACACAAGTCAAAGTCTACAATGGCACAGCATGGGAAACCCATCCAATCAAAGTTTATCTAGGGGGAAGCTGGACGCCAGCGAAACTCAAAAAGTATAATGGTTCCACTTGGGAACAAATTTAAGGAGAAATAATTGAACTTCCCTTCTAGTCCAACACTCAATCAAACATACACTTTCGAGGGTAAGACTTGGAAGTGGAATGGTACAGGTTGGCAATTAGTTTTAGCAGACAGTATTTCTTGGGATAATGTATCAGGAAAGCCGGCCGAGTTTACTCCCTCAGCGCATAACCACGGGATTAGTGATGTAACTGGCCTGAGTGGTGCACTGTCTGGGAAAGCAAATGTTTCCCATACTCATGTCAAGGAGGACGTAGGTCTGGGCAACGTGGATAACACCAGCGATGCAGCCAAGCAAGCAAGTTTTCTCAGTGCAATCCGGGATGGGGTTGCCTCAACCTACGACACGCTCGCGAAGATCGTCACGGAGTTCACGAATGCTCTGAATACGAAGGCCCCTTCGGCCAGCCCGACCTTGACAGGGTCGATCTACGCCAACGGCGCGCTCGAGCATAACGTGGTGGCTGTAGGTGCCGGCACGACGATCGACTGCGCGCTCGGCACGTACTTCACGAAGAGCATGTCCGGCGCTTGGACGCCGACGATCAGCAACGTACCGGCCAGCCGTGCTTTCGGGTTCGTCGTCGAGCTTGCGTGGACGAGCGGGGCCCTGACGCTGCCGGCCGGATGGTCCTGGGCAGGAGGTGTGGCTCCGACGCTTTCGGCCGGCACGTGGGTGCTGACCTGGATCACTTCGGACGGTGGTTCGAACGGCGTCGTCGTGGCGCAGAAGAGGGGAGTGTGATGACTCCGTGGATGCTTGGGCTGCTATCTGGCAGGGCTGAAGCGCCGCCTGGTGAGGCTGTCTATACGACAACTGGGGTGCACACGTTCACAGTGCCCGCAGGGGTTTACTCGGTGTGCGCGGTGGCGGTTGGAGCTGGCCGTAGCGGCTACCGCGCCACTGGCGGCGGCGGCGCGGGTCGCGGGGGAGACGGCGGCGGAGGCGGATCCCTTGGCTGGAAAAATGACATTCCAGTAACTCCAGGAGATCCTCTGACAGTCTCCATTGGCCCGACCGACAGCTACTTCATTAGCTCGTCCACGGTCCGAGGGAACTCTGGATTCGCAGGCGCTGGATTCGCAGGAGATGGTGGCGGCAATGGTGGCAGCGGCGGGACCTACTCCTCCCGCAATGGTGGCGGCGGTGGGGGAGCAGGAGGGTACTCAGGCAACGGCGGGAGTGGAAGCTCGACTTCCTCTGGTGCAAACGCCCCGGCTGGCGGTGGTGGCGCTGGTGGCCGACGAGGCGGCAGCGATGGTGGCGGCGGCGGTGGTGGTGGAGTCGGGCTCTACGGACAGGGCTCATCCGGCGCCGGAGGGGGCAGCAGTGGTAGTGGTGGAGGTGGCGGTAGTGGAGGAACGGCCGGGGTGGATGGGACTGCCGGATCATGGCCACACGGGGGAAACGGCAGACCCGGCGGCAGCTTCGGGGGTGGGGGCGGAGGAGCTGGAGCCAGCCAATCTGGCGGTAGTGACGGTAGTTTAGGGTTAGGAGGAGCTGGCGCCGTCCGAATCATCTGGGGTCCGGGCCGATCGTTCCCCTACAACGCAGCGTAAGGACTACGCCAAGCCTCAAAACAACGCCAGCCTCGCGCAACTGCGGGCGGACAGTTTATGAATACAGTAATAAGGAGTTTATATTATGACAAACGATGAATTAATTAGAAAGGCCTATAGACGGTATGGTCGCTGGAGTATTGGGAATGACGTGAATCAAATCGATAGAGAAGGCTATGAATACTGGTTAGAACAACTAGATACTAAAGCTTTAGCTGTGGAGGAGTTTAACTCAGTATTCGACGCTGCAGTAAGGCAATCTTGGAACGATAACCCAAATAGCATACATACGTTTTACACAAAAGCTTTTAGCCCAGGAGGGGGCGAGTATGCCGAGTATATTCAGCTCCTAAAAGAAAATGGAAAACTTGAATTTAAATAATGTATGCAATAAAAATTCAACAAGGTGCCATAACAGAGTACTCTTCGGAGTACTCTGTTAGAAGAGAATTGAGTAATGTTGCTTTTCCGGCTGCAATTACTCAGGAGGACTTAACTCCCTTCAATATTTTTTTAATCGCTAAAGTAGAGCCCCCTAGCTATACTCCAAGTACTCATAAAGTAATAGAGAGCTACGATATTGATACTCTTCAACAAACTTGGGAAATTCTACCATTAACAGAAGAAGAGCTAGAAGCGCGAATCCCTAGGTCTGTGACAATGAGACAGGGTCGCCTAGCCTTATTACAGGCAGGATACTTAGCACAAGTCAACGCAGCTATTCAGGGTATTGAAGACCCCGTACAAAAAGCTGCAGCAGAAATTGAATGGAAGTACGCCCAGACTATTGATAGAGATAGTACTTTTACACAAGCATTAGCTGCACAACTAGGATTAACTGACTTAGATCTTAACAATCTGTTTACATTAGCGAGTACATTATGAAGTTTTTAAGATTGAATTTTACTGGAAATATAGTATTTCCCTATGAGAATGAGGAGTATTTTTTAGATTTTCCTCAGACAAGCTCAAAATATAACAGTTTAGAGGAAACCCCGGGGTACTTACTCAATGAAGTGGGTATTTTTCAAGTTGAAGAAACTGAAAAGCCTACAGCAGAATTTGACGAGGAAGTAGAGGCCGGGCAACCAGCATACAATGAAAACTCCCTGCACTGGGTAGAAACTTGGGTTGTTAGGCCTTCAACCGAAGGAGAACTTTTAGCAAAACAACAGGGCCTTAAATCAAAAATTACAGCACAAGTTCAAAAACGGCTCGATGACTTTGCTAAAACTAGGGACTACGATGGAATTTTATCTGCAACTACTTATGCTTCCTCTACAAATCCAAAGTTTGCAGCAGAGGCTGCTTACTGCCTATCTGCTAGAGATGCAACATGGACAAAAATGTACGAATTATTAGACGAAGTTCTAGAGGGTACAAGACCTTTACCTCTAAGCATTGCGGATATTGAGACGGAATTACCAACGCTAGAGTGGCCAAATGAAGTCTAGACTTTTTAGATTGGCGGATGCCTCAAGTCAATTTTTTAATGTGCTATTCTATAATGGAGAACCAAATCATTCGGTAAGCGGGGATGCGTATAGGTATAATCGTATACGTACTCAAAAATTTATTGATTGGTTTTTCTTGAAACTATTCAAAGAAGAGCAGCACTGTAAAGCTTCTCATCTAAACGACGTAGCCCGGGGCTGCGAACTTTGTAAGGAAACAAAGAATGACAACTTATAATATTTCAGTTGCTGGAGCTTGGACAAAAGTTGCAGACGCAGCAGATGAAAATGTGCTAGTAACATGGGAAAGTCCTGTAATGTTAGAAGTAGCTACTACTGCTACGAATGTTGCGCCCACAGTTATTGGTCATCGTCTAACTAGGGATAGTGGTATTACTAGAAAAGCACTTAGTGAAGGGTATATTTGGCTTAAAGTAGTTCCCGGATACGGGGCGGCTGATTCAGCTACTGTTATTGTTGACAAATGAAATTAAATCCTTTTAAACCTTTTTCAAAAAATGCTTGGTATCGAGCTATTTTTGGAGAAGGAACTTTAGAGCACCAAGTCGTCGCCCTGCACGCCAAGTTCACCCAATCCCTGTGGCTTGATCCCTCCGACACCTCAACGCTGTTTCAGGACTCGGAGGGAACGGTGCCGGGGGCTTTGAATCAGCCTGTTGGGCTGGTGTTGGATCGGTCAAAGGGGTTGGAGCTTGGGCCGGAGTTGGGCAACCCAACTCTGCTCGACAAGCGTGCGGATACAGATGGCACAGTAACACGGTCAGGAGGGATCATTACCTTTGTTGGTGCGGAGTCGGGGCTGTCTACCGGGGTCAGCGAAGAAATTACCGGACTGACGATTGGCAAAACGTACAGGTTTGCGGGCCGTTTTCGCCGCATCGCGGGAGAGGCCAGTGTCTGGGCTCAGATTCAATCTGGAAGCGGCGGTGGGGGCTCAGGGCTGACACAAGGAATTGAATCTTCGGACGATGCGTGGAACTCTTTTACAATATTTTGGCAGGCGTCCTCGATCGACGCACATTTCACGTTTATGTCAGGTAACGGACAAGCCATTGAGATTGACGAGTCTGCATACTCTGTCCGCGAGCTCCCCGGCAACCACGCCTCGCAATCCTCGACGGTATCCCGTCCCACCCTCATTCTCGACACCAACGACAAACCGTGTCTGTCGTTTGACGGGTCGGATGATGCACTCACGGTCACGCTCTCGACAATCGCAGCCGGTGAGATCATTGTTGCGACGCCGACCGGGGCATATTGGGCACCGTTGGCGTGTCGTGCGGGCGTCTGGTCGATTGGCCCGGAAACGTATGAAGGTGGTGTCGGAGATTTCTTTTCGACAATTGGAGGGGAGATCAACGGCTTGATGGCGTTTGATAGGCAACTGTCGGTGTCGGAAAGGTCAACGGCACTCGCGTGGGCACGCTCGAAATGTGCCGTTCCGAACGTCTACCCGGCGGCGCGAGACGACAACGTCATTCTGTACACAGCCAAGGGTCAGCCGTGTCACATGGTGCGTATCCCACGCTTCAACCTCGAAGACATTGACCTGAGTCTCGGCACCGGCCCTCACCCTGCGTTCGTCGTCGGTGGCGTTGTCAAGGACGCGATCTACATTGGGCAGTATCTCGGTAGTTCGGCGGACGGTGAGATGCTCAGCTTGCCCGGCGTTGATCCGCTGGTGGAAATCGACCACGACAACGCTGTGGCCCTCGCCCGAGCCAACGGGCCAGGCTGGCACGCGATGACAGACGTGGAGCGCGCCGCCATCGCGCTGTGGTGTTGGAAAAGCGGATTCCAGCCTAGGGGGAACACCGCGCACGGTCGCAGCAGCGATCTCATCACCGAAGTCGGCGTGCGATCAGACGGGCTTGCTGTGACTGGCAGCAGCCAAGGCACGCAAGGAAGAACGCTCGCCGGCTCCGGCCCGATGTCATGGCGGCACGACAACACGCCGTTCGGAATTGCAGATCTTAGCGGCAACGTCTGGGAGTGGTCGCCCGGCATGCGCATTGTCGACGCCGAGATCCAGATTATCGAGAACAACGACGCGGCAGTGGACGATGCCGATCTCTCAAACACTTCGACGGCGTGGCGTGCAATCGACGGTGCAACTGGCGCACTGGTTGCGCCTGGCAGCGAGGGCACGGTTAAGTATGCGGAAGCGGCTAGCGGCACGGCGGACTATACGCTGTACTGCGTCAGCACAACGGCATTTGAGGGGATGACGAACAGTACAGGGGATAACCCCGTCAGCGAGCCTGCGCTCGCAAGATTGCAGGCGCTCAGCCTGTTTCCGATAGCCCCGAGCGGGCTCGGCGGCGACGGGTTCTGGATTAACACTTCCGAAGAACGGCTCTCGATCCGCTGCGGCAACTGGGGCACCGGCGACGAGTGCGGGGTGTTCGCGCTGGACGCGAGTGGCCCACGCAGCACCGTGGCCACGAACCTCGGGATTCGCCCCGCTTTTGTCCTATGAAGCCAGCCTCAACTGACCCGCTTGCCCCGAGCCTGCACGCCGAACCGATCGGCTGGATTCTGCGCCTGTATGACGAGCCGGACGGCTACGAGAGTCGCGCGCCGTATCACACCGTCGCGTTCGTCATGTCGGCGGGCCGCCGGGCGTGGATCACCGGCATGAACGGGCGCATCGATCGCCGGTCGCGCCAGCTGATCGCAGACTGGATTCGCGACCAGGGCTTTGAGTCAGCGGAGATGGAGCGACATGGCCGCCAGGTTGAGGAGCGGAGGGATCCCTGACTCACGGCTGGATTGTTGTTTCCAATACCCTTTTCGGCCATCAATCGAATCAAGCACTTACCCGCCCGCGGACTGATCCTCCGCAAGACGGGTTTCGGTGGACGCAAATGGGTCGCACATGCGATCTAAGTAAAACAACAAAATGAAAATCGCTGTATATGCAATAAGCAAGAACGAAGAAAAATTTGTTCAAAGATTTTACGAATCCGCTAAAGAAGCAGACGAAATTGTACTATTAGACACGGGCTCCACGGATAAAACCGTGGAGCTTGCAAGGGCTCTAGGAATTAAAGTTTTTCAAGCATCAATCAAGCCTTGGAGATTTGATAAAGCCAGAGACATTTCGTTATCTTTAGTGTCTCCTGATGTAGACGTGTGTATTTGTTTAGATTTAGACGAAGTACTAAACCCGGGGTGGAGAGATTTGGTAACCCTCAAGTTTCAGGACCCTAAAGTAACTAGACTGTCTTATTTATTTGACTGGAGTTCGGGGGTTGTGTTTCATTCTGATAAAATTCATCGTAGAAACGGGTACTTTTGGAAGGGCGCCTGTCATGAGGTACTAACTCCGGATGCTCGTCTAGAGGAAGTGTTCGCCCAAACAAATGAATTATTAGTTTCACACTACCCCGACAATACCAAACCTCGATCTCAGTACTTAGATTTGTTAGAAGTAGACTACAAAGAAAATATCAAGTCTCCTAGGCATATACTGTATTACGGACGAGAATTATTTTTCTATTGTAAATACTCCGAAGCAAAGAAAATATTGACAGAGTTTTTAGCTTTGGGCCAAGAAAAACTATGGATAGAAGAAGTAGCCTATGCTCACAGACTACTAGGACAAATATACGAAGCACTAGACTTGCCTGAACTAGCGGAAAGACACTACTATGCTGCAGTAACCAGCAGAGCACAGAGTAAATCAGCTTGGCTAGCCTTAGCAGAGTTTGCTATGAGACGAAAAAAGTGGGACCTATGTTTTCGAGCTGCAAATACCGGTTTAAATATTCATAATCCTGAATTAGTGTATATGCGAGAGCCCAGAGCCCATAAAGATAGTACTTTTTTAGACTTACTAGCTCTAAGTTCATACTACATGGGTAGTTATACTTCTGCAGCAGATTTCGGAGAAAAAGCATTGGCTTTAGAGCCAGAAGATACTAGATTACAAAATAATCTAGCCTATTATAAGGAAAAAGTATGGCCGGAGCCTCATTAATTTCATTAGATGAGTATAAGTTACATGCAACAATTAATAGTATTCAATTTGACGATAGACTTACCGCAATTATAAAGAATGTTTCTGCTTTAGTTAAAACTTACTGTGGCAGAAATTTTATAGATGGATATAACAAATATACTTTAGAATATTTAGAGCAAGAGTTTTTTACTAGTTCTCCAGGACTTGTATACTTACCGGAGGAACCGTTAGTAAGTGTTATTGAAGTTGCATACTCAGAAGATTTAGGTACTAGCTACACTCCTCTTGTACAAGGTACAGATTACGGAGTTAATGTTAATAAAAGTACCGTCTATTTAAAGGATTCCTTACCCTACTGGGGACCTAATTCATACAGAATCAAGTATACCGGTGGGTATCAAAAAACTCCTGACGACCTTAGATTAGCAGTTATTGATTTAGTAGACTACTACTATAAAAGTGAAAGTACACCTAGAAAAAGTCAGGGTAACACGGTTGTAGAGTTTGTAATGGATGCTGGTATGCCTTCTCATATTAGGCGAGTTTTAGACCTATATAGGATAGTATTATGAGCTCACCAGGACAAAGAAAACTATCTACTCTTTTTAGATGGATGCTAAATTCAGCAACTACTATGGAGAGAAAGATTTTAAATACTAGACCGCACTTCACTCCTATTGATTACAACTCTTTGTCTAGAGCTCTATCTGATATAGTATGGAAAGACGGCACTGATGTAGCGAAAGCATTAAAAGAGGCGGTAGATTTTGCTCTAGCCAGTAACAAATATGCAGATGCACCTAGAGTTTCTATAGCAGAACTGAGTAAAATGGAACTGCCAAAGAGGGGTACTACCAGTGTTTTAACTAAGGCTGTTATAACTAATTCTAAGGGTGTTCCCATCGGTGTATTTGGAACTAGATATTTAAACGTACAGCCTTTTATTGGCACTATGAGTAAGTACCTAGAAAAGTACGCAAGTAAAGAAGGTGAAACGCATCTTTTAAATGCTGGACACGCTTACTCTTCTCAGCATTCTTCTTTAACTACTCCTGTTACGTTGAATGTTAACTATGGCGAACAGTTAATTAGTGACGAAGGGGCTTTCACAGCAAATGCTAAAAGATATATGAGCACTGCTGGAATTTTTGAGAGCCTTAGACTTTATGGTCCGAACTCTCCTTATCTAGAAAATCAAGAGCCCAGAATTGCCCGATGGGTTGCTAGAAATATGGAGCAAGCTCCAAATGCTGAAAAATTAACATATAAGTGGAAATTTAAAGAGAAGGCAGAAAAGATTCCAGATTACGTTAGAAAAGCACTAAAATTACCGGGAACTTCAAAAGGTTCAGAAAAAGAAATCGCTAGCTTATTGTCGTCGTTACAAGTAAGTGAAAATTATGGAGAAATCGTTTCAAAAATAAATGATAGTCTTGGTAAAGCTTATGCAGAATTTAGCGGATCAGTTTCAGGAGAGCTAGCTTCTATTTCTTTAGAATTAGATAAAGAAGTTTTAGACACTCTGGCTAGGTTTGAAGCGGTAATTGTTATTTCCCAAAATGCAAAAACTAATAGAGAATTAGGGCAGAGCTTAGAAAAAGCAGTAAAGAAAGATTTGAATATAATTGTAGAAATCTTAGCAGATTATGGGTTTTCTCCTAAATTTACGGATCAAATGGCAGACGCTTTAATTGATAATGTAATGGGTAAAAAATCCAAAAATAAAAAGAGTAAAGCTAAAGTTTCCGAGTCTATAAAAGGCCCTAAAGCTCCGGCTGTGGCAGTAGGGGCAACTATTGCAACCCGTACTTTTACTAAAAAACAAAGACAGGCCGCCTCAAGGCGTGCAAAAGTAGCTTTAAGAGAAACTACTGGTCGTTTTGCTTCTTTAGTGAATATTCAAGCACTATTACAATATCAACTACACGACAGATTAAAAGAAAACATGCACCGTCCTCATCTTATATACAGAACGGGAAGATTTGCTAGGTCAGTGCAAGTAGAAAATTTACAGCGAGACCCTAGAACAGGTGCAGTTACTGCTTTTTTAACCTATATGAAATATCCGTACCAAACATTCGAGCCTGGGTACGCTCAAGGACATAAAGGGTATGACCCTAGAACTCTTATTGATAAAACAGTAAGAGAAATTGCCGTAGAATTAATTAAAAACAGACTAAAGGTTGTTCACGTCTGAAGCAAAAAACACTGTTGACTTTTGTTTCTGTTAATAGTATAATTGGGTGGATGAGGTGAGAAATTGTCTGCACGAAAACGTATTGTTACTGCTTTAACTGAAAAATTAAAGCTTATTAATGGACAAAGCCCCTACAAATCTAATTTGTATGGCACAAATGTTGTTTCAAAGCATATGTTTTGGGACGAAGTAAACGATTTTCCTTATGTATGTGTCGTAGCCGGTACAGAAACAAGGGAATATCTACCTAGCGACTTTAAGTGGGGATATTTAAATGTTGCTTTAAAGCTCTATGTGTACGGGGAAGAGTCGCATGAGCTTTTAGAAAACTTAATTTCTGATGTAGAACTGGTTGTTTCACAAAACGAAACTCTAGACCTTGGGGAAGGAAATGCTACTACAGAAATTTTAGTTACATCAATTATTACGGATGAAGGATTGCTAGCTCCTAATGGGGTGGGAGAAGTTAATCTCCAAGTCCGGTATCCAGTACTACCAAGTACATAGGAGAATTATTAATGGCAGTAAATTTAAGTAGAAGTACTAAGGTCTACTTTAGTACTTTAGATGGTACTACCCCTGCAAATATCTCTGATGTGAATACGTTTCAGATTCAAGTTCTAGATGGGTTCAACTTCTCACAATCTGTTGAAACTACTACTATCGAACTATCTGAAGCAGGTGTTGCACCTATTCGTGGTCAGAGGTCTTTCAATACTCAGCTAAACGCTGCAGAATGGTCTTTCAATAGTTATATTCGCCCTTATAAGGATACTACGGTTATTAAAGCTCCCGAGTTTCCATTATGGGCTGCGCTACTAAGTGATTCACTTAGCGCTTTCACAGCAGCAGTACCAGCAGTAGCCAGCACCTCCGGATCTAACAAAAACCAATTGCTTGTTTTCAACCTATTTTTCGTGGTTGACAATAGTATCTATAAGTTAGAAAATTGCGCTGTAAACACAGCAGAAATTTCTTTTGATCTTACAGGCATTGCTCAAATTGCTTGGTCCGGCTTTGCAAATAGATTAGTGGATATGACGGATACTGGGGGGCTCAGGGCAGCTCTGGATAATATTGCATTTCCAATCAATCCAGTAGCAGATACGTTTATTACTAATAAACTAAGTACAATTACTCTAGAAGCGGATATTGGGGGAGGCGGCACAGCCTACACTATTCCAATTACGGGAGGAAGTTTTACTTACTCAAATAATATTGAGTTCGTAGTTCCAGAATCTCTGGGGGTTGTTAACAATGCTATTGGCTACTTTACTGGTTCAAGAGCTATTAGTGGTAATTTAACTGCGTATCTAAAAACTGGTTCGAATGAAACCGCTGAGCTACTAGAGGATATGCTTCTGCAGTCCAATAGCACTACGGAACCAAAGTTTGCATTAGGTATTCAGATTGGCGGCGCTGGTAATACTACAAAAGTGGAACTTGAAATGGATGCTATTTTCCTTCAAATTCCCAACGTTGATGTACAAGACGTTGTATCCGTGAGCATGGATTTCACCGCTCAGGGCTATAGCGGCAGCAACTACGACGCGACAGCTACAAACGACCTTACGGTCAAGTACTATCACGCTTAATGGGTGGGGGCTTAGGCCCCCATTCTTTAGTGATTAATTATAATAAAATAAAATATGACTGAACTATCTTCCCTTCTAACTCCCTCAAAAGAAATTGAAATCGATTATCCCGGTTTAGAGGGCTTTAAAATTAAACTAGCATTTTTATCGAGAGATGCTATTTTAAAAATCCGTAAAAAATGTACGGTTACTAAATTTGACAAGAGATCAAGACAGCCTATTGATGAACTTGATGAAGATCTATTTCAAAAAACCTTCGTATCTTCTGTGGTAAAAGGATGGACTGGATTAAAATTCAAATATCTAGAGGAACTGGCTCTTGTAGACCTTTCAAAAATTGAAGACGTAGAAGCAGAACTAGAGTACTCTGAAGCTAATGCTGTGCAGTTATTAACAGCTTCACAAGAATTAGACCAGTTTGTTTCTGAAGTAACTTCTAGTCTATCAAATTTTACGAAATACAGTTCGACGAATTAATAGAAAAGCTTAAAAATTACATTACAAATAGATCGCTTGGTATGACTAAGCAGTCTTATTTTGAAATGTGTGAAGCAATGAATAGTCAGCCGGCCGAGGAGGAGATACCACTTGAGCTGGCTGATTTTCCATTAGAGGTCGAACAAGCTTACAATATTTATAGATCTTTACAGGATAAGGTAGACTCCTTTAATGGTATTTATTACGGTAAAGCTCTAGAATACGCGCCTAACCTTTTAGAATTTTTTGAAATTGAGGATAGGCAAGAAATATTTAAGATTCTGTTAATTATAGACTCTTTGGAGGCTGAACAGATTAACAAGAAAAGATCAAAAGGACCTAGTAAATAATGACTATATCTCCAACTCGTAAAGTTAGAGTTCAAGCGGATACTAACTTTAAAGAAGAGACTAAGCATGCTAAAGGACTTGGTGCTCAATTAGACGAATTAAATAAAAAGTCTAATAATAGAAAAACTCGTACCGCTCAGCAAGCCTTAGAGGCTAGTAGGGCGGGTACTTTTAGAACTGGAGGTAAAGGAGATACTAGGGACTTTTCTGAACAAGTACAGGGCTTAGGAGGCTTAGTAAGAGCATATGCGGCTGTTTCCGCCAACTTATTCGCTCTTACTGCAGCATACGGTCTGCTATCAAAAGCTGCTGATACAGCTATCTTAGAAAGATCAGCAGACTTTTTATCTAGTAGATATGGTGTAGCTCTAAAAAGCACTGCCAAAGATATTAAAGCGTTAACTGATAATGCTTTAACTATGAAAGATAGCTTAGCCTTTGCTAACTTAGGTTCTGCTGCCGGACTAACCACAACCCAAATTGCTGGGCTTGCTAGCGCTGGTAAAGGCGCGGCACAAGCTCTAGGTAGAGACCTGGAAGACTCAATGAATCGTATCTTTAAGGGTGCGATTAAATTAGAGCCAGAATTGCTTGATGAACTCGGTATTATGGTTAAGCTTACCGAGGCCACAGAAAACTACGCTAGAGCAAACAATAAAACTGTACTTGCTCTAACACAAACAGAAAAAATGCAAGCTTTCGTCAATGCAGTTACGGAAGAAGCAGAACGAAAGTATGGCGAACTAGGAAAAGAACAAGCAAATCCTTACTCAATTCTTTTAGGTGTTACAAAAGATTTACTTGATAGTTCTTTACAATTAGTAAATAAAGGACTTAGTCCAGTAGTAGAACTAATGTCGAGGGAGCCAACTGCATTAGCCTCCGCAGTATTATTAATTGGTGCTAGACTTGCTAAATTAGCTCTTCCAGATGTATTACCTCAATTAGAGGAACGTTTAGATACTGTTAAGGGTAGTTTAAAAGAAGTAACAGGCTCTTTAAAAGACGTAAATAAGAATTTAAAAATTAGCTCCCAATCAGATGCGTATTTAGGAATTGCTACTTCCGAGGCGGAAACTAAAACTGTAAAGGGTGCGAAAGAATTAGCTACAAAATATCGAGAAGCCCTTCTTAATGAGTTAGAAGCAGAGGATGCCTCAGGGGACCTAACAGCTTTCGTTCCTTCTATTGACACTCAAAAACTAGAAAAAGAATACGAGGAAGCATTAAATAAAGTTGTAACAACTGCAAAAACTCAACTTGGTGGCAAAAGTATTACTGATGCGACTAAACTAGGGTGGCAAAATGAATTAAAAGCTGCAGAAGCGGAATTAAAACTGTTAAATGAGGCTAGAGCTGCAGGGATTACACTTACAACTACTCAAGCTGAGGCCCAAAGACTTGTTACCGCTCAAAAAGAACTACAAATAACACAAATTAGGGAACAAGGCGCTTTATCTGTAATACAGTTACAACGAGACGGCAAACATCTTAGTGCAGCTATATCCGCGTATAAAACGGAACAAGCTATTACAGCTGAATTAATTAAACAAAATAATTTGGGAGGGGCCAGGGCCTTTGCCCTTGCTAGGGTAGCCAATCTTAGAGGGGCTGCTCAATTTACCAAATCTGTAGGCATCTCTGTACTAGAGAATTTCGGTAAAATTGGTTTAGCTATTGGTTTAGCAACTGCTGCTTGGGCAGGTTTCGAAACTGTTTTATCCAAAGTATTTAAGGTTTCCGTAGATGGCAATAAAACTTTAGCCGCAGCTATTCAACCTTTAACTGACCAAATCGAATCCTTAACCAGAGCAAAAGAGGATTTAGCTAAGGGAAAGAGTATTAATGACCTATTTGATATTAAAATGGGTACATTAAGACAACTAGAGCAGCTGACTCAAACAGTTGAACAGGCGTATATTGCTTTTGAAAATTTTGAAACAAATAAAGGGATTTTTGACAGATTCAAAGAGCTATTTTTAAACACAGGTAGCAAAATGGCTACAGAATTAGTGTCAGGATTTGTGGCAGTATCGGACGAAGCGCAAATAGAGAAATCCGCAAAAAACTTTGTAGATAGGTTTGATAAGGCGCTAGTGAAGAATAAGGCCACCAATAATAGAACTGCTTTTGAAATGGATGTTCAAACTATAGCTTCCGCAAACGCTCAACGGGCTATTGCTGCAGGAAGGCCCGAAGAAGCTATGAAAGCTATTGTATCTGCATTTTCTCAGTTTTCCCCTGAGGTAAGGCAAAGCATGCTACCCGCCCTAAAAGAGCTGTACTTAATCGCCATTGGCACAGGCAGAGAACTAGGCTCTGTTGCGGCTGCAATGAATGATGTAAAAACCGCTACAGGCGAACTAGGTAAAATTTCTAAAGAGTATACTAACGGGCTGATTAAGCAAACCGAGCAGACAAAAATATTTTCTCAGTTAGTAACCGGACTGGGAGGTATGTTAGAGTCGGGTAACGAAGGGCTTGCTGAATTTGCTAAAAGTTTTAGTATTGAACTGTCCGCTATTAGCGATACAGATGCTGACACTAAAATTGCTCTATTTAATAAGCAACTTAGAGACTTCGAGAAAGAACAGATTAAAGCTGGAAAGGCTGGAGAAGAGCTTGCTACTAGTCTGGGAGAATATAGAGACTCCTTACTAAAACAGTCAGGAATGTTTGAAGCTGTAGCTTTCAGTTCTAGAAGTATGATGGATAGGCTGTTCGAGCTATCTCGTACAAGTATTAGCGTAGCTAATAATATTGCTCAACTTTCTAGAACATTAGCGAATCTATCAGCCTATGAAAGTTCATTTGGCAAGTCTACTTCTACAGTTGAAAAACGACTAGAATTAGAGCAACAAATTGCTAATCAAGAACAGAAGGCCTTGCAGGATAGAGTTTCTATTCTGCAAAAAATAGCCCGGGATAGAGCAAAATCTTTAGCTGCAGCTTCTGGGTTAGATAGCGCGGAAAATTTAGAGTCAATCGTTTCTAAAGCTCGCACAGAGCTAGACAATACTCTTAGAGAAATTGCAGGGCTTCAAGATAAGCCAGACAGAAAAACAGAGAGGGATGGTTTAGTAGAACGTGCTCAAATAAGTTTATCTTTACTTGGTCAAGCCAATGAAGTACAATTAGCTTTAGCTACAGCTCAGTCTGAATTGAACGTAGCATTACTAAAAACTCGTTCAGCCTTTGCTAAAGCTTTAGAGCTTGAAGCTACAAAAAGAGAAGAAGCGTTAACGCAGACTCAAAAACAAGCAAGATTAGCCAAAGAAACTCTGGAATTAGAAAGAAGCAGAGTAGAAGTACAATCTAATTTTTTACCTGAACTAACTAGCCTTAACTCCTTAAACCTAGTTGATTTAAAACTATCTTCGGATTTACTGGAGAATGAAAGTAAAAGAAACGAGCTAATAGCAGAGCAAAAAAAGTTAGAAGCTGATTTAAAAGCCACTAGAGCAGCTGATGGAGTTGGATTTAGTAGTGATCAACAAGCTCGTAGAGCTGAAAAAATCAATAAAGAGCTAGCCAATATTCAGGTTAATTTAAAAAATCTAGAAGAAAATGACGCAGTTCTTAGACTAGCAACCGAACTGGAAAAAGTAACCAGACGGGCAAGCGCAGCTTCAGCACAGTTTAGCACTCTAAATGATAATCTAATTGCTCAAAAAGCTTTAGTTGAGTCGAGGGCAGATAATCTATTGACTCCAGCTGTTCAAAGGCTCTCCTTAGAGAAACAACTATTAAGTTTAACTGAACAGCAAGCTAAGGCCTCCTTAGCTAGTATTGAGGTAGAGTTATATAGTTTAAGAGAGAGAATTAGGTTAGCAAGAGAAGAAGCAAAAATAACTCTAAACTCTAGTGAAGAACAAAGTTTAATTCTTCAAAGGTCAACGCTTCTACTAAAACAAGAACAAATTCTAGTAGATTTAGCTAATCAGAGATTAGAAGCGGAATCTCGTATCCGTAATTTCAGAATGAAAACTGCTGAAGCTTCTGTAATTCCAGATTTTAAGCAGTATAGTTCAGACTTGGAGCAAGATTTTAGATTTCAAGTAGCTAAAATGCGTGCTGAAGCCGAAAGTGTAGGGGTTACCTTAAATAAAGGCCTAGTAAGTGCCTTTGATAATTCTGCAGATAGGTTTGCAGAAATGATGAAAGAAGGTAACTTGTCTTTTAGAGAATTAGGCACCACTATTAGAAATGAATTAGCAAATGCGTACTCAGAAGCTGCCGCTGCTCAATTAAAAAGTCTTTGGAGGGATTTAATTCCAGACCCTGAGGATACTGCAGCCAAAGTTGCCGCTGCTAAAGCGGATAGCCTAGCAGAAGAAAGACTAAATAAACAATTAAATAGTCAATCTCTTTTAATAAGTGCTCTAGATAATCTTAGAACAACAATTAGTGGTACGGGTAATACGACAACCACGCTCAAGCCACCCTTAGCTGGGTCTTCTGGGGCTGAAGTAATTGTCGCTCCAGTACGAGTTCCGGGGGAGCCCGATAAAACTGCTGAAATGAATAGAGAAGCCTCAGAAGGCTTCTTAACTGCAGCAAATAGCTCTAGCTTAGTGGCGGGCGCACTTTTAACTTTTACAGGTCAATGGAAGCAAGCCGCTTTCATGTTCTTAACTCAGTTAGCTACTACAATGTTGTCTACTGGCTCTTCAAAAGGCTCTTTATTAGGAGATCTTTTCGGAGCAATTACAGGCTCCGCTACTCTTAGTGCTAACGGAAACATTATGTCTTCCAAGGGTCCCCTGCCCTTAAATAAATACTCTAAGGGTGGCATCGCGAATTCTCCTCAGCTTGCTATTTTCGGAGAGGGTAGACAAAATGAAGCCTATGTTCCACTACCCGACAATAGAAGTATTCCAGTTACTCTATCTGGAAGTTCTGGTGGGGTAGTTATGGGTGATACTAATGTTAATATTTCCATTCAATCAGATGGGAGTATGACTGCGGAAACGAGCGGTGAATTAGGTAAGATTATTGGCAGCAATATTAAGCGCATGGTTCAGGAAGAGCTACTGAAACAAGCACGGCCAGGCGGCAATTTATATCGTAGGTAATGGCAACATTCACAAAACTTGTCGCAGGAAGGGATATTTTTATCCCTTCCTCCGGCTTTCAGAATCCTGTAAAAACTAGTATTTTTGCAGCTCAATTTGGTGATGGGTACTCCCAAAGAACTCCCAATGGTATTAACAATATTTCTAGAGAATGGTCTTTAAATTGGGTAAATCGTCCTTATGCTCATTGCGAGGATATTTTAGACTTCTTTGAGGCTAGAAAAGGCTCTGAGGCGTTTCTTTGGACTCCTCCAAAAAATATAGTGTCTGGAGTAGTTACAGATGGTACTCAGTATTCAGTGTACTGCCCAGAATGGAGCATACAACATAATAACGTTATTGCTGCAACAATATCTGCAAAATTTATTCAAGTATATGAGACAGTAGCATGATTGTAAAAGAAATTCAAAAATTAAGCCCTTCTAATTTGTTAGAGTTTTACGAATTAGACTTGTCATACTGTAGGGGCAAATTTGGGGAGACTTCCTCAGATAAGTTCTATTGGTGTGATGGAGTTAATGAATTGGGGGACTCGGTAACTTGGAAAACAATAGAATATGTCAGGTATCCAATTAGTACTTCCGGATTTGATAAAGACGGGAGCGGCTCTGCTGTACGCCCCAAACTCGCTGTATCAAACATTAATTACATTATCGGTTCTCAGGCTAGGACGCTAAACGACCTTTTAGGAGCTAGGCTTAAACGTACAAGAACTTTTGCAAGATATATTGATGCTGTAAATTTTGAAGATGGTAATCCTAATGCCGATCCAAATGCATATTTAGACGAAGAGGTTTGGATTTTAGATAGGAAAGTATCAGAGGACGCTACAGTAATTGAGTGGGAACTGACTGCTCCATTCGATATTGTAGGAGTCAATATCCCTAGAAGAATTTGCACTCAGAATACTTGTGTTTGGAAGTATCGAGGGCCTGAGTGTGGGTATACTGGCACTCAGTATTTTAAGTTCGATGATACTCCTACGGCTGATGTTGCTGAAGACGCTTGTGGAAAACGTATTAGTTCGTGCAAAGCTAGATTTAGAACTAATACCAGTGAATCAGTAGACACTAGTAAAAATACTACTCTAAATACAGGGACTATACCGGATAAGCCTGTGTTTGTTAATGGGTTTGATACTTTCTTTAATTCATACGCAGTTTGGCTTCAATCTAAATCTACTCCTGTTAGTGTTACATTTAATGTTTATTTAGAAGCAGGCAATTATACATTTGTGTTAACAGGAAACTCATATGCTACTTTACGAGTATCCGGCACTATTGTAGGTGATAACGATACCGGGGGCTATATTGACGGCTCCTTTAATGTGCCTTCAAGCGGTATGAAAACAGTGCAAATAGCTGCAAGTAATGTTAGTGCACATGCAACCCCGGGTGTAGCGGCTGGAATATATAATGCAAACGGGGAAAGTGTTTTCAATTTAAAACGCCCGTATGCTAACAACGTTATAGCCTCGGGAGAGGGTAGCTCAATTTTACCTTTTGGCGGGTTCCCAGGTATTGGATTAACCTATTAATGTTAGAGCCAATTATTGATGAAGTAATTCAGCATGCTAAAACCACAGCACCAAATGAGTGCTGTGGTTTAGCTGTAATTATAAAGGGTAAATTAAAGTATATTCCGTGCACCAATCTTAGTACGGGAGAAGAATTTATTATCGACCCTAAAGAGTATATAGAAGTCTCCAAAAAAGGAGAGATAGTAGGGGTTTGTCATAGTCACGTCACTTCGGGAGTAGAGCCTAGTGAGGCTGATTTAGTAGCCTGTGAAAACTCCGGACTTCCTTGGCTAATAGTAAAGCCGGAGGGTCAGCACACAATTATAACTCCTTCAGGATTCAAACCTAAATACGTGGGTAGAAAGTTTTACCACGGAGTTCTAGATTGTTACTCCTTAATTAGAGATTACTATGCTTGGGAGTTAAATATTATTATTCCCGACTATGACAGAGAAGTAGAGTGGTGGGATAAAGGATATGACTTATATCTAGAAAACTTTGAAAATGCAGGATTTCTAGAAGTAAAAGATTTAAAGCAACATGATGTAGTACTTATGAAGCTAGGAAGCACTACCATTAATCATGGGGCTATATATTTGGGAGATAACTACATTTTGCAGCATTGCTCAAAACGGTTATCTAGTAAAGATTTATATAGTGGCTTCTGGGTAGATGCTACGTGTAAGATTGTTAGACATAAGGATTTGTTTTGAAAACGGTAGTACTACATGGCGACTTAGCTAAGAATTTTGGAGAAAGATTTGAGTTTGATATTAAGTCTCCTGTAGAGGCTATTCGAGCTCTATCTGCTAATTATCCAGACTTCAAACAATATTTAATAGAACATAACACTCCCGGATACCGAATTATCGCAGACGATGAAGAGTTTGGTGAAGAAGAGCTACATTATCCTATTTCTAGAGAAATTCATATCGTTCCAGTCATTGAAGGCGCGGGAGGAGGGCTAGGAAAGGTTGTTTTAGGCGCTTTGCTAATCTACGTTAGTATGGGCATGGGCACAGCTATAGCTGGAGCTACTGCTGCAGGATCAACCACAGTTTCTACGTATGTGGGTACAATGGCTGTAAAAACAGCTACTACTTTAGCTTCTGTTGCTGGTAAATTAGGCTGGGCACTTGCTTTGGGTGGCGCTAGTCAAATTTTATTTGCCCCACCTAAAGTAGGTACTAACGACAAAGAAGAAAGAAAGAGTACTAATTTTGATGGGCCAGAAAATTTAACCAGTCAGGGTATCCCAGTACCTTTAGCGTATGGACAGGTACTTATAGGTTCTGTGGTTGTTGGAAGTAGTCTTATTACCTCTTCACAATTACTACCTAACTCTTTAAATGGGGTAAGTGCTGTATTAGCCGGAGCAGACCTAACTATTAGGTGGAATTCTGGTAGCCTAGACAGCATTGTTAATAGGCTAAAAGTTTATGTTAATACTGATAAATTTAATCCTACTGGAGGTACAGAGTACACAGTAACTGTAAATCCTGGAGCAACTTCAGTAATTGTAGAAGACGTAGACCTCCCTGGTACAGGAGGCTGGGTGTGGGTACAGTCTTTATCTGAGCAGGGCTTAGCTTCAGGACTACAGGGACCGTTCAATGTTTATGATACAGCGCCGTGGGGCGGAGATGGAATCGTTAGCGATCCAAATAGTGATGAGAATTCAGGATGATTAAGCTAAGAGGCTATGGAGGAAAGGGAGGAGGTAGAGCAGCTGTTGAAGGAGAAAATACCCTTCGCTCTACTCAAGAAGCGGAAGTAATTGAGCTGCTTAGCGAGGGGCAAATTGTCGGGTTTGTAGCACCAAATGGTGAAACCAGAGTTGGGGATGACATTTTAAAATCTATTTATTTGAATGAGATTCCCATTTTAAACGAAGATGGCGCCCCTAACTATCAAAATACTGAGTTAGAATTTGACTATAGGCTTGGTACGCAAAGTCAAACTCCATTAAACGGTTTTGCGGATGCGGGACAACGCACTACTTTTAAAGCAGATAACACTTCAGAGATTAAATCCGTTTACCCTAACGGTATTTCTCAAATCGTAAATAATCCTGACTTACAAATCAGAACTATTGAAGTTATACTAGGGATTCCCCAGTTTTACCAACAAAACAAAAAAACAGGGGATACTACCGCAGTTACAGTTGCTTTAGAACTATGGTTAAAGTCCGGTCCTAACGGCTCTTTCGTTAAAGTACAAGATATTAATCTAACCGGAAAAACTACCAGTAGATTTCAGCAGCCATATACTATTCAAATTGACGGATCTCAAACTCAATACACAGTACAGGTTCGTCGTATTACTCCCGATAGAGGTGGCTCAACTGAAGTAGATCCAGATTTTGTATTTGCCGACTCAGTATTTTTTGATGCCTATACTGTTATTCGTAGTCAACAGCTTAGTTATCCTAATTCAGCGGTTACTAGATTAAGAGTTAAGTCTGATCAGTTTTCCTCAATCCCTTCCAGAGCATACTTAATTAAGGGTATTCAAGTTAAAGTACCTACTAACTATAATGCTAATGCTATTGGAAATAGATTTGTAGGAACATGGGATGGGCAATTTAAAACAGAATGGACAGATAACCCTGCTTGGATCTACTATGACCTTTTAACTAATACTAGATACGGTATTGGTGAGTTTATTAATTCAGATCAAATTAATAAATGGGCTCTTTATGAGATTGGAAAATACTGTGATGATCTAGTGCCCGACGGGTTTGGTGGCGTAGAGCGTAGATTCAGCTGCAATACTTGGCTAACAAGTGCGGAAGATGTTTATAGCGCGTTAAATAACTTTGCATCAATCTTTAGAGGTATGCAGTTTTGGGCAGCAGGTAAACTTGTAGCTCAAGCAGATATGCCTAGAGACCCTGTAGCCCATTTTACTCAAGCTAATGTAATCTCTGGTCAATTTACCTACTCCGGCACTTCTTTAAAATCTAGACATACTGTAGCTCAAGTAGTTTGGAATGATCCTCAAGACTTTTATAGACAAAAAGTAGAATATGTAGAAGATCAACAAGCCGTAGCTCGTTGGGGAATTGTTACTCTAGAAATTACCGCAGTTGGATGTACTTCTAGAGGCCAAGCCCATAGACTAGGTAAATGGGCCCTATATACGGATCAGTACGAGACAGAAACAGTTTCATTTCAAACATCCTTAGAGTCGGCTATTCTAGCCCCCGGGGATGTTATTGAAATTGCGGACTCCAACAGACATTTTGGTAGGTATGGCGGTAGAATTAAATCTATTAGTGGCAGCCAAATTACACTGGACTCTACAGTACCTAATGGGTCGTATACTTTATACGTTCTAGCAGAGGACACTGACCAAGCTAACAGACATTTAGCCCCTAAATTAACCGAAATTACTGGCACAGTCGTAGATAATATTTTTACTGCTCCCAGTCCCATAACCGGCGCTGAGCCAAATATGGTTTGGACTGTTTCTGGCAATGGCTATGAAAAAGAGCAGTGGAGAATTTTAAGCATTACCGAGGATTCCCCCGGTATTGTAAACATTACAGCTTTAGAGTACTGGCCTACTAAATACGACTACGTAGAAAATGGCTTGAGGCTACAACCTAGATACGGGAACTCGGGGTCGCCAGGGACGGGAAACTTAGGTCCTGGCCTAGATACCCCCACCGTGCAGGGTAACTGGTATATTGAGTATTTATACTACTCAGGACCTAGTGTGCTTAGTACGGGGGTAACTGTATCTTGGACAGGCAACTCTCCAAAGTATATAGTATCTTACAGACGAAAAGCTATTCCGATTGCTGTTCCCGGTGTAGGTATTCAATGGGTTAATGATGTCTGGAGAACTGTAGAGTCTGAAACTAATAGTATTGATATTAAGCCTATTGCGCCTGCTGTTTATGACATTAAAATAGTAGGTGTAAATAACGCTGGAACAATGACGCAGCCTTGTGAAGCCGAAATGACAATTTTTGGTAAGGCGGCGCCTCCTGCTGACGTAACAAGTATTACAGCTGAACTAGGAGTAGGTGGCGTCAATCTATCTTGGGGTAAAATTCAAGACTTAGACTTAAAACATTACGAGTTAAGAAGATTTAAAGATAGTGGTGGCTCTTGGGCAACTGCTACAGTAGTTGGCGAAAATATTACAGCAACTACATTTATTGACTCAGAAGTTTTAGAGCCAGGAGTATACACATACTACGTAAAAGCAGTAGATACCTCTGGAAATTACTCTACTAATCCTGCCAGCACTACTTTAGATATTAGCTCTGGGGCTAGTAACATTACCGGGCTAGCGGCTACTAGTGCCTCCGGAGGAGTAGTATTAACTTGGACAAACCCAAATAGTCTATTAGTAGCCATAAAACATATTGAGATTCTATACAGTCTAGTAAATGACTTCTCTACAGCTACCACCCTTGGAACGACTACGGGAGAAGGCTTTAAAGCAGAGCTAGAGGCCGGCGAAACTTGGTATTTCTGGGCTAGAATCTTAGACAGGAATGGTAATTTGTTACCAGAAGTAGGCCCTGTTTCTGCAGTTTCGCTAGAAAAAGCACTAAAAACTTCTAGAGTATTCCTTTTTCAGTGGAGCAGTGTTAAGCCGGGAAATCCAACGGGTGTTCAGACCTACACTTGGAGTACAAACTCATTAAGTCCTTATACTGGAATAAACGGTTGGTCTAATACTTTTGGTCCAAATCCTGGAGGATCTAGTGTTTACCTATGGGTAGCTGCTCAAAGTATTACTACTGAAGAGCAAAACACTACGAGCTTAGTTAATTGGGCAAATCCTTCTGTATCTGTTTATCGCTCTGAAAACGGTGAGGAAGGAGACTTTATTCAGTCCGCTGAAATTAAAGTCTATAAATTAGACTTAACAATACCCGCGGGCCCAACTGGTACTAGTACGTACACCTGGTCTACCGGAAACTTTAGTGATCCTAGCGGATGGACTAAAACTATCCCGGCGCCCGCACCAGGAACTACTTTATACTCTGCGTCTTTACGTCTAGTAGATAGTGCTAATGCTGCTACTACGCCCATTAACTGGGTTACTGCGGCAGTACGACCAGAAGCCTATAATGGTGCCAATGGTGGAAACCCTATTACTATCGATCTCCTTTCAGAGGCAGATGTAGTTCCCGCTTTAGCGGACGGTAGTGGATTTAGTTACCCAACAAATCAAATTAGATTATATCTGGGTAATACTTTAATTACTAGCGGCATAACTTATTCATATACTTCTAGTGTTGTGGGGGTAGTGGCTAATATTGACTCTTCTGGAAATGTTACATTTTCCGGTTCATGGAATACAGATAAAGTAGAGTTTATCTTTACAGCTACTTATGATAGTGTTCCTTATTCGACTGCATATGTAATTGCTAAATCGAAAAAAGGTGATTCCGCAGTATTTGCAGATTTAATATCAGAAAACTTAATAGTTCCCACTAATACTAGTGGTGGGGGTTACACTCTACCTTCAGGAAACGCATTAAGACTATACTCTGGAGGAGAACAATTAACTTCTGGAATTAATTATAGAGTTAAAACTGGGCCTACCACTTATGCTACTTCACAAAACAAAAACGGATTAACCTGCGCTATTAATTCTTCTGGCGCTATTACCTTATCTGGAGCATCTTGGAATACGGATGCTGTGACTTTTGAATTAGCTGCTCAGTATAACTCAGTATGGTACACCCATATTCTTACTGTAGCCAAAGCTAAGCAAGGGGCTACAGGTGTAGGTACTGCGGGACCACAAGGGGCGTCATATAGAACAGCCTATGCTAGGTTTGGTAACGTAAATCCAGTCTCTGGTACCGTTACAACTATCGGAAATACTGACTTTCCTAACAGTTCTCAATCAAATAGTGCATGGTCGATGAACATTACCTGGTATGGTAACGATCCTTTACCTAGTTCTAGCAATAGCCTGTATCAGACAGACGGTATCTATAACCCAGTAACTAATGAGACTACCTGGTACACTCCCTACCTATCTAGTCTTAAAGTAGGTACTTTAAGTGCCATTACTGCTAATACTGGCTCTTTAAATGTTTCTACCAGTATTACAGCGGGGTCGTCTCCTCCAGTAGTTAGTTCCAGCACGTATTATGACTATATTAGTTCAGGAGCGGGCTTTAGAGTTAACAGTTCGGGACAATTTGCAATTGGGAATTCTAATGCATATATTGTAGCTACTACCAGTAGAGTATCCTTAGGAGGCACCCTATCTTTAGGATCCTCTGCCAATTCTACACTATCCATCTCTACCGAGGGAACAGTAGTAGGAAACCATACCTCTAATTTCCACTTAACAAAGGCAGTTGGGGACTCCAATAGAGTCCTTCTTTCAGCTACAAACACAGTTGATGATGCTGCTCCTGTTTGGATTCACAAAGGAATTTCTTCGGCTTCCTTAAACTATATTAGTAGTGGTGGAAATGCTGTTGTGGGAGTGTTTAGCGCTTCTAATTCAACCTCGATATCTTCATGGAAGTACATTGGCTCACTTGCCTCCGGAAATACCTACGCAGCAGTAAGAGGTCAAGCCTTTAACGGAGCAGATCTAACCGGTAGCAATATGTATGCTAAAGGTGGTTGGTTTTCTAGGTTTAAAGGGACTGGGTATTCTTCTAAGGGCAACATCAATACTGATGTACAATTAGCTACTTATAACGCTGCGATTAAGGCGGTTTCCTCCCCCAATAGTGGGTACACTGCTTTGTTTAGGCGCTTATCTACGGATACAGCCCTTACGGATGGCGTAGATATTTATGATGCCTATGCTAGCAATGATGCTGGTACCGTTGCAATTAATGATTATAGCAGTAACTTTGCAATTAGGGCCACAGGTACGAACCCTAATATAGGCACAACAGGCTTATTTTTCTCTGGCTCATTCTCTAACTCTACTTTTAATGGTTTTTCAGTAGTATTTCATCTTGGACATCTAATAGCAGGTGGCGCTTCAGATATTCGTTTAAAAAATATTGAAGATGCAGATACTAACCCGGGGTTAGGTGCTTTATTAAAATTTCAACCTATTACTTACAGTTGGAAGAATGATGATACCCATAGAAAATGGTGGGGTTTTTCAGCGCAGCAAGTCAAGTCTATTGTTCCTGAATTAGTAGAATCTACTAATGAAGAAGCGCACTTGGCCATCAGGGAACTACAACTTATTCCAATATTAGTAAAAGCTGTACAAGAGCTATCTGCTCAAGTAGAGGAACTAAAGAAGAAATTAAATGTTTGAATTACTTTCCTTAATAGGGGGCGGCCTTTTTAGGCTGTTCCCCTCTGTTTTAGAATTTTTTAGACAGGGTAGAGACTTAAAACATGAAATAGCATTGCTTGATAAGAGCATGGAGCTTGAAAAATTAAAATGGCAGCATAAAGAAAGAGAAATCACTGCAACAACGGAAGCTATGGTAGAAGGGGCCTGGGCGAATGCGCTACCCTATGCTTTAGAAGTTAAAACTTCAGGCATAAGATTTATAGATGCTATCAACGCGTCTGTACGCCCCCTGCTAACTTATTGGTGGTGCATTATTTTATACTCTGCCTACAAGTTAATAACTGTAGCCGTAGCGGTAAATCAAGAAGCTGATCTAATAACTGTAGCTAATTTATTAGTTACTGAATTTGACAAAGCAGTTATCGGTAGTATCGTTGGCTTTTGGTTCTTAGATAGAGCACTTCGTAAAAAAGGGCTGTGATGTGGAAGTGGTTAGTGTCTATTTTAGAAAAGTCCTCCCAATCTCAACCTCAACCTCAACCTCAACCTCAACCTCAATCTCAAGAGCTTAGCTACCCGAATGGAGTGCCTTATGCATTAATTCCTTTAGTACAAGAATTTGAGGGGCTGCATAAAGTAGGTAAAGACGGTCTTATATATCCTTATATATGTCCAGCAGGATACCCCACTCAAGGGTGGGGTATTCGAGTCTCCTCAATGTCTGTGCCTCCAATTACTAGAGAAGAAGCAGATAGACGTTTAGTAGCTATACTTCCAGATTATTTGAGTGACACTATACGACTTTGCCCAGTACTAAAGGAAGATCCTATTAGACTAGCAGCGGTAACTGATTTTGTTTTTAATTTAGGGGCTACTGCTTTTGCAGGCTCTACATTTAGAAAAAGACTGCTAGAAAAAAATTGGGAAGCTTCTGCTAAAGAATGCTTAAGATGGAAATTTGGGGGAGGAAAAATTCTCCCGGGTTTAGTACGTAGAAGAAACTTAGAAGCTGAGTATCTTTTATACCCTGAAAGATTTTTGGGTGTTAAATAGAAGGGAGCACCCATTTTTTTTTATAAGAGGAGTAAATGCAACTGGATCCGCCAACGCAGGAGTTTTTAATCACTAAATTAATTAGTGGTATTTCAGGCCTATTAGGGGCTCTTTGTATAGCGGTATTCTGGCTGCCTGAAAGGCTTAAAAGATATGGTAGTTTAGCCGCAGGAGCTATTATCGGAGGTGTTTCAGTTGGGAGTGCCTTTAGTCTAGGTGGCCTTATAGCTACTATAGCTGGCATGGATACTGCATCTTTGGATGTTGCTTTAGGAATAGGCTGGGTAATTGGGGCACTCTCGATGGGAGTCCTTAATTTTTTAGCCAATTTTTTCTCTAAACGGCACGAGGAAGATATAGCCCAGATTGTTAAAGAACTACTAAGGAGGGATAAATAATTGTGGTACTCCTTGAACAGTATGCAGTTCTAGCAGCTAATATAGTAAGTATTATTCTAATTACTGTTACACTACTTTTTAACTTAATAAACTTTCGCAAAACTGTAAAAATAGGACTATTAGTTTTAGCACTAGGCCTACTATTTGATGCAGCTAAACAAATAGTATTTGGAGTATACCCTGTTTTTAATTTACCAATATGGATGTTTAAAGACCTAGGTATTCTATTTATACTAATAGCTATATTAAAAGGTAGAAATGTATGTCCTAAGGAATGAAAAAAGCCCCGTAGATTGCTCTACGGGGCTTTTTTGTTACACTTCACAAATACCGGCTACGCAAGCTAGTGTTTGTGCTCCTTCTGTTTCATCATCTGCTTCAATAATTGAATCCCAGTTTAGGTGTGTAGGAATTTTATCAAGCATTGCTTCATAATCTTCCTTAGTACATTCTTCATAGGGGGCTTGTCTGTAACTTCCTCCATCATATGGCAAGAAAGACACTCCACTCATCCAATCAAAGTTGTTCCAAACAAAAGTACCTACTTCAGGCCACTCATGATCCATAACATTAATGGTTACAGAGGGCTTATGTTCACACCAGTGCTTCTGGTACGTAAGCCATAGCTCTAAATGTTCTAAAGCGGTCATGTCTTCCCTAAATACTCCATATTCTGGAGCGCGTTTAGGAAAGGTAAACACTACTGTTTGATTTGGCTTCATTACACAGGGTTCATTAGGAATGCCCTGAGAAATCATAAACTGTGTTAGTGGGTCTTTAATGTCCCCTCTAATCCGCCTAAAGTAGTATTTGGAGTGTCTAGCGTGAATCCCGCTAGCAGAATCAGTTAATTGAGAAACCGTACCACTAGGCTTCACACACGTAATAGCCGCTGAAGCCTGAATTCCCAGTTCATTTGCCATCTTTGCATTAACACTAACTGCTAAAGATTTCAAGCCTTCTAACCGTTCTTTAAGTTTCGAGTCTTTTCCGTTAGTAAGAGGGCTGTCCATAATGCCAGTCATACTAACACCCAGAAGTCTCTCTTCTTCCGTATTCTCTTTCCAAATGTCTCTTAGGTAAGGGAAATTTGTTAGAGTAGACTGAAAAGTTCCAAGGATTGTAGCAATTTCTGCTTTGTCCTGTAGAGAACTATCAGTGTCTCCTTCTCTTACAACAATCTCTGAGAGATTACAGAACTCGTATGGTCTCAAGATAATTTCAGAACACGGGTTTGTCCCAAAATCAAAGGATGCATCCCTTCGGCCACTCATTTCTACGATTGCTTTGGCAGCCTCCCTATTGAAGATCCCTCGTTCACCTGATTTAGATTCATAAAGGGCAATCCATTCTCTCATGAAGCTTCCAACGTCAGGCCTCTCTGTGTATGCTACTGAGTTATTTGCTAAAGCTCTATGGCCTGCTACATCCCACCAAGCACCGCTTTTAGCATGTCGCATACGATCATCAGAGAGGTTGGACAAGGAAATCATAGCACTACGTCTCACTCCCCCCACGACCACCACTTCCCCAATTTTACACATAATATCATGGGCTTCGATACTCGTAAGCCGGCGCCCTTGCGCCTGCTTGAAGATATTAATAACAAATTGGAAAAGCTCAATTAGAGGGCCAGGACCGCTAGCACGCCCGCCAAAAGTCTTCAGTCTAGCACCAGCAGGACGGACTAGTGAGGTGTCCCATTTTGGAATTTGTCCGCTATATAGGAGAGCGATTAATTGTCTTAGTGACAGTGCCCAACCCTCCTTGCTGTCCTCAACAATAATTGTTGTTGCAGTATTAAGAAGTTTAGGTACTTCAGGCAGTTTATTAACGTATTGCCTTTCAACACTAAAGCCCACTCCAGTACCACACAGCAGAATGAACATAGCCTCATCGAAGCTACGATAGTCATCTACTGGAAGATAGGAGCAGTTAAACCCTGCAGTGTTATCTCTAGCAAGGGCGTCACCAGCGGTCATCATTGCCCTCATAGAGGGCATAACTGACATTTCGTGAATAGCTTTGTATAGCCGAGTATACATACTATCAGAAATTACATACGAATGTTTGTCCGCTAAGTGTTTTTTCATGAAACCTAGATATCGCTCTACGGTTTCATCCCAATTTTCTCTACGTTGTTTTTCGTCTAAATATCTAGCGTAACGTGATTTATGAATAAACTCCTCATAAGGAGTCATTACAAATTGACTCATTTTACTCCTGTGCTTCCGAACCCTGCGTCTCCTCGATCCGAGTCAGGTAGGGTATCTAGTTCGTCCCATAAAATAGTGGGTACTCTATTTAATACTAGCTGAGCAATACGCTCGCCTTCTTTAATTACAATTTCTTCATTAAACCCAGTATGCTGCATAATAATTTGAATTTCCCCTCGGTAATTAGAATCAATAGTACCTGGAGAGTTGGGAATTCTCAAATCCGAGCGCAGAGATAGGCCACTCCGTGGCCGTGCCTGTAGCTCATAGCCTGGAGGAATTGCTACATACAGCCCTGTAGGAACTAGGGTAGTTTCTCCGGGGGTAATAGTAACGGTTTTAGCAGCCCTAACGTCTACTCCTGCGTCTCCTCTGAGGGCATAGGTAGGGAGGGGGTTAGGACCCCTATTTACAACCTTAATTGGAACTACTGACATGTTTGTTCACTTCCTTTACATTATCGTGGCCTATAGCTTCTTCGCAAAAACTAAATAAGTCCATTAATTGGATATTTCTTGGAATAGTGGTAGGACCTTCCGTATTTAAAGCTTGAATGTACTTAGCCGTACCTTTTAGAGGAAGGCTATCCATTAACCCATTGATTCCATCATATTTTTCTAAGAGTTCATAGCCTCTTTTAGGGCCAATACCAGAAATACCTTTAATATTATCTCCAGTATCTCCTTGTAGGCATTTTAGTCCTAGATAAAACTCTGGGCTCACTTGATGATGTTCAAACCAGTTATCATTAGTAGTTTCTTTCCTAGTAATACAAGAAAATTGACTTACATTCTCATTTACTAGTAAATTCCAATCTTTGTCTGAGGACACTAACCAAATATGTTCGAACTTTTGATTGTTCTTAACTAAGCAGGCAGCAATATCGTCTGCCTCTACTCTGTTGAATCTAAGTATAGGAAATTCTTTGGCTAAAAGAAGCAGAGTTTCTTCATAGCCATTAAAGAAAGCCTCTGCGTCTGCTTTCTCCTGTTCAGTTTGATTGGCGTATTTCTCAGCTCTATTAGCTTTATACTCTGGATATATTTCTCGCCTATAAGATGAAGAACCTTTATCCGCTGTAATCAGAATTTCACCAGTAGAATAAGATTTTGCTAAAGACTGCACTGTTCTGAAGTAGTCTTCTGCAAAATCAAATTGCTTCCTGTGTTTCCATCTGAAGCTAAAATTTAACGCGTCCACGATAAGAAGCCTAGAATTGCTTCTAGGCTTCATTGTTTCAATAAATTTCATTGTATGAATTTTGGAGTATATTCACTAATCCAAGTCTCTAGTAGCATGACATATACATTATCTTTAGATAGGTATACAAATTCAGACTTGGGCCTATTCTCAGATTGAAAAGCTACAAAAAATTTAGATCTATTAAATTTAAAAATTAAAAGGGGTAGTTTGTTTACTTGCCCGGCTTCTCTTATAGTTTGAGCCCACCAAGTAGATAGCTGGGGAGTTTTATCTGTTAAATACTTAGAAGTAAGATGGTCATCTTGATAGTTCTTTACCTCTACACAGTAAACGTTATCTACTCCAGGTATAAACAAGTCCCCTTTCATCATTAATCTCTGATGCATTGCTCCACTTAAGGGCACTCGTTCCCAGTTAAGACCTGTTAATTCTTTCAATTTTTTCTTAGCGGCGTCTTCCCCTCTAGCGCCTTTTGCTTTACTATCAACCAAATTCTAACCTACTAATGTCCTCTTCTTTTATTACATTGACTTTAGCAATTAGAGGATGCGTATAGGAGTGAGAAATAAGAAAAGTATTAAGCCCCTCCTCCTTTAAAAGGACCTCAACAAGCTTCTCTCTCCCAAAAGTGTCTAAAGAATCAATTGTTTCATCAAGAAACAGGATATTAATTCTACATTTAGATAAGCTACTCATTAATTTACGGATAGCTAAAAGTGTAGAAGTAGTTACCCTTGCCAATTCTCCAGCTGATAATGCAGAAATATCAATTGACTTAGTACTATCAATAATACTAACTTTTAATTTATCATTGTTTAGTACAAACTCTAGCTGAAACCTACCGTCCGACAATTCCGCGAGATACTCATTGGTAAGTTCTTCTAGCTCTTTAATTGAATTTTCAATTTTATAAGCAATTAGCCCAGAGGTACTTAACGCTTTCTTTAGGATCTCTAAAAGGCCTAATTCTTGTTCTAAAATTTGCAGTTGATTTAGTACTACACCAAGTTCTTTTTCAAAAACTTCAGTTTGTTCTTTAATAGCTGCAACTTTAGCGTTATGAACTTCCGCTTTAGAATTGTGGTCCTCTACATTCTTTAGCTGCTCTTTGTATTTTTTAAGTACTTCTACGGTTTCCTTTGCCTCTTTCTCTAATTCTTCCTTATCTAATAATTGTTCTGGCAAACCAGAGTCTATTAAATTAGAATATTTTTCAAAGTCCGCAATAAGTTTTTCTCTATCAGAAACTCTTTTATTGATAGAGTTAGCAGTTTCTAGCTGAACAGTTAAATCAGAAACTAATTGCTGTAGCGTATCTTTCTTTGATTTAGCAGTTTGAAGAATATTTTGGATAGTATCAGTATTAATTTCTTGATAACAAGTGGGGCAAGTCTCTAATCCAGTTATTTTGGAGTACTTAGTTTCTGTATTACTAATACTAGCCATTTCATGCCTAGCAATAGTAATAGGAGCAGTAATCCTGGAAGTATCAATAGGCTCAGTTTTATCGGATAACAAGTCTTTGTCAAGATTGTCCAGAATTTTCTTATACGCATTGTTTTTCTCAATTCTAGCATTAACTTCTTCTAGTGCTAGTTTTTTAGCGTTAATGGTATTCAGTTTCTCGGATAATTCTTCTGAAGGTTTTTCAGGCAGCTCTTTTAATGGTTTTACTTCTAGATCTGTCTTTAAATTCCGCTCGATAAAAGAATTAATAGTGTCTACTTTCGATTTTTGTTTAGTATAGTTATCAGAGGATGACTTATGTAAAGCTTTAATTTCTTCAAATAGCTTTACATACTTATCTAAAGATAAAAGCTCAATTAAAAAAGCCTTCCTAGCTGAATCAGTAGCAGTCAAAAATTGTAGGCTAGAAGAGGAATTTTGATAAACAATTTGAGAAAAAGTTTTAAAGTCTAATCCGATCAAAGACTCTATTTGTTTAAAAGTCTCAGTGGCTGTGTGACTAGAAATATCTTCTTTGTTTTTTAGAAGGGTAACTTTTTGAGTAGCTCCACTCCTATTAATGGCTAAAGAATACTCATCATTAAAAACTGAAAAGTCTAAGGCCATTGAATACTTGTTAGTATCCAAGTTTCTATTTACAATGTCTGCCTTTTTAACGCCTTTGGAGTTTTTATTAAATAAACACTCTTCTAAAATCAAAGGAATTGAGGATTTACCATGTCCGTTTAGCCCTACTAGCTGAGTAATCGGCTCTTCTGATAAATTAATTTCGTTATTTTCCGCGTAGGAAAATAGATTATTCCATCGTAGTTTCTTTAATGTTATCATTGAACAGTGTCATAACTTCCTTAACTCTAGTGGAGTCTAGTTTCATAATTTCTTTTAGATAAAGCTCTAACTCTTGAGAAAGTGTTAAATTATGCAAGCTCAGTGTTGACTTGCTCTCTTTTCTAACAATTTTCTTATCTAGAAGTTCCGTATTGACTTTAGCTTTCAGACTAGCTAGATCCCCCTCCAACTCATAGATGGTATGGTGATACTCGGTCTTTACCATTTCATCTGGGCTGGTAACTGTTTTACGAATTAATTGGGGAACCTGTAGTTCTTTAAATTCCCATTTAAGAGATCCAGTATCAACTAGCAAATAGCCTGTCTTAGTTTCGCTTCTATGGAACGAAGTTGTAACTGGAGAGCCGGGATAGACAATATTGCGTTGTGAATTAGAGTGGGAGTGCAAATCTCCTGCTAAAACTAAATCCCATCGGTAAAACAAGTCTAAATCAACTTCTGGATGTACATGCGGGGGAATTTCTCCTCTGACATGGGTACACAGAATATTTCCACTAAAATCTTCAGGCTTGAATGTTTTTAGTCTGTTATATGGAATAAAATCAATATTGTCGATTTTAGTTATTTCATCAAGAATAGTGGCCGAGCCATTACTGGCCACTTCCGTAATAGTTTTTAGATACGTTAGAAATGTAGTAGTTTTCTTTAATGCTTCGTGGTTGCCAGGATAAATAACTGTACGCCTAGGAGCTACTTGCTTAATAAATTCAAAATAAAGCTCTAGCTCTTCTAGTTTCGGCATGGCATCAAAAATATCCCCACCAATAACTAAAAGATCAAATTCTTCTGTTAGTAATTGGGAAAACATACTGCGAAAGCGATTTAACTGCCAATCTCTAGGTACATTTTTCTGGCCCAGTTTAATATGCCAATCGGCTGTAAATAATAGTTTCATTAGTGCTCCCAGATAAAAAAGCCGGGGGGTTAGCCCCGGCAGTCTTATAATTATAGATCTTTAGGAGTTTCTTTACCTGCCATTTCTGGAGGTAATTCCTCATCTTTCTCATTGCCTAGAACTTGTTCTTCTAGAATTTTTTTCTGTTCGTCAGGAGTTAGCCGAGGGACTAATTCGTCAATGGTGGGAGCTGCTGCGATTAGTTCACGCTCCTCATCGCTAAGAGCACGCTTTTTACAACGTAGTACCTGTAGATTATACTCGACGTTAAAAGGTAGGGGGCCAGTCTTTACCTTTTTAAAGACTAAATCCCAACCAGTATCTGGGTCTGTAGGATCGCCAAGATCTTCTGCTGCGTTAATAACCTGTTCAAAAAGCCTTTTCTTAAGATTGATAACTACGACCTTCTTTTCTGCAATGTCGTAACCCTGAATAACGTATGCCCAACCACACTTTAGCTCAGGAAAGTGTTCCCGTACCCAATCTTTTTCTAGATTAGTGAATTTCTCTTTCTCGCGATCGAATCCTAGACACTCCATAGGAATGTCTTTACCGTCTTTAGTTTTTAGCCAGTATACATACCGCGGTAGTACGTCTCCAAAGATACGGATAGCATTTTCTCCGTCTTTGAATTTATATGATGCTGCGCCTTTTTGAGCTTTACCTTGCGTTTGATTAAATTTTAGTCCCATGTACTTAGTCCTTTTTCGTATCTAAAAAATACTTTGTTTTCTTTAACTATTAATAGTCTGTTGTTTCTCACGTCTACATCGTTTGGAACATATAGCAGAGATAGAGTTAAATCCCTATTAAATTCTGCATCGAAAAAGTTTCGAATACTTGCCAACCTAATGTAGTCGTATACCTCGTTTACCGTATTTCTTTTGGAAGACTCCATCAAAATTACGGGATTAGCTAAAAAACTATATCCGTCAGGCACTTTATAGTAGTGTGGCTTCAATAGCTTATTCTTTACTGTTTGTACTAATTTTTTCTTATCGCCCTTAGCTGATTGGTACAGTAACTTCCAATCAAAGAACATAACGCCATCATGCAGCATATTAATATTATACGCCCATCAACTCAAAAAGTCAAGTCAATTTTTTTATTTCAAAGCCTTTTCGCATATAGAAGCCCATTCTACTGCTTGCTTGTCTTTTAGTCATGGCACCATCCAAATGAATATCAAAAACTACTGGCTGCTTCTTTCCTTCTTTAATACGAACTACCCGCCCAATTAATTGTTCTAGCAAAGAATCGTTATTAATAGGGGTGGCTAAAATTAAACAGCTTAGATCGTTTTGTGAAATGCCTTCGCTAAAAATAGACATGGTTCCAAAAAGAATTGAATTACTACTAGATAAGGAAGCTAGAAGATCGTTGCGCTCTTCTAAGTCCTTTACAGAGCCCGTAATTGAAATAGCACTATTCTTACACATGCCGGGGGCTTTCTCCAAAAATTCAACCCTAGAGGCTACAACTAACACTTTATGTCCGGCATCTGCCGCCATGTCGGCTAGAGTTACTACTAGCTGCTGGTATTCAGGAGTATAGCATTCTAAGTTAGTAACCTGCTCTCCCCAAGTACTTCCAGAAGGAAACGGAATCTTAGAAGCTACTGTAAATATTACGGGAGTAGCTGCGTTCTCCGCCGGAGGTTGAATTAATTTACTACTAAAGTAGCCTGGAAGAACAACATGTTGTCCGTCTTTTCTTACTATAGTGCCAGACAATCCAATTTTATATTTGGATTCCATCTTATCAACTATCTCTGAGAAGGTAGAAGAAGGGGAATGATGGCAGTTAGCTACAAGAATACTATTAGCATAGTATGTATGCGTATCAGCTACTTCAATATTATATCTGTGATTGCCAGTTAAAGTGCTAGGTTCAATAGATTTGATTGGGGTAACCTCAATATTGTTATGCGTAGAAAGCGACAAAACCAAATTATCCCCTACCTTTAATTCGTCTGCCCGTAACTTAACTATTTCACCATTTTTTTCTACATATATAGAATGATTACTGGTGGCCTTTAAGGTGCTAATACTTGTTTTTATTTTTAAACAGTTTGTTTCTGGGTTCCTATACCAGTTTACTACTGGTTTAAAAACTTCTTTACCTGTTTCTAAATCAAAACTACGCACTTTAACAGCTAATTTATTGTTTACGATAACCCCCAGTTTCATAGGTCCTTCAGAGGTGTCAATGCTTACTTCGTAGTCTAAACACTCATCCACCACTAATGCGCCAAACTTATCCTTAACCTCAGGAAGCTTTTTAACTAGAGTTTGTGTGTTCGCAATAACAATGTCAGGAACAATATCAAATCTACCACTACCAATAATTCCAGGACTAAACCCATAAACTTTCTCAACCTCCCTCGCCCACTGATCTCTTAACGCTGTTGTATGCGTTATTACTAAAGTTTTTTGTTTTAGTTTGCTGAGCAGAGCTAGAGCTGTAAAAGTCTTTCCGTAGGAAGGGGCCGCATTAATAATGCAGCTAGAATCAACTTCGTTATAAACGTCCATTTGGGAAGGACGTAAAGTAAATTTAAACTCTGGAAGCTCGATAGGCACATCTGCACGTTTATCAATTATTTCATAGTCTTCTGGGATTAAGTCCATACGACCAGAAGGAATTGAATATGTACTAGGTGTGATTCTATTCCACAATTTTAGAATTTTAACTGTTTCCATATGATTTCTAGGAGGAATCCTATGGGTCAGTTCATCTATAATTTTCTTAGCTAGTTCATCATCCGTGTGTAGTATAATTCTATTTCTAATTACTGCTTTTTTCATATTTTTCTAAAAGTATCTTTGTGCTTTTCTGCTTCTAAGCTGTATAACACAAAGCCTCTACCCACGTGTAGAATTCCGGCATATTTCTCGTGAAGTTTCGGCGCGCGATTTATAAAAAACTTACAATGTAGTCCTTGGACATTAATTACGTAACCCATTGTTGTTTCTTCAAAGGAAGAAATTTTATAATAAGCTAGTCTAGCTGTTCTAGATTTTTGATATCTGATAATTCTACCACTAGAATCAATAAATCGCTTATGCGGCGAATTAATCATATCAACATAACTATTCAAAGGATTTTTTAGTCGTAATAGTTTTTGTTCTGGGTTAGAAGAGAGCGCCAGCCTTCGTCTAGCAAGGCTGGGCTGCTCTATAGAAGTAGGGTCTACATATAATTTATTATTTTTAAAATTAATTACGTATGACCCTACTAAGTCCTGCTGCAGTTGATAGTAGTCAGGCAGCGGATAAATCGGCCACTTTAGTTTCGATAAATCTAGCATATTCTTCTCCAAATTTCTCGTCAAAAGAACCGAAAGAGTAGTCCTGCCCTACATCCTGATCTACCCCAATAGGGTATCCGCTAATACTAAATCCGTAGTCCTGTTGAGTACAAGTTTTTAGAATTTGCTTGTACTCCTCAACGCACTCATCTTTTACTAGTGCTACAATGGAGTCATGCACCAGCATAAAGATATTAGCGTCTAGCTTGCGTTTTTCTAGTTCTTTTTGAGCATTAATAAGCGCTAACAAATTGATATCACTAGCGGTAGCCTGGACCGCAGCATTTAGTCCGGAACGGACTTCGTGGCTGGCAATGCCGCGGTCTGAGGAAAATACATTTTCCAACCGTCTTTTTCTTCCTAGGCTTGTGTAAATAAATCCATCGCGCTCAATAACAGCTTTTGTACTAGTAATCCATTTCTTTAGTTGCTTGAATGTATCAAAGTATTGCTGAATAACTTCTTCCGCTTCGGAGACAGTCATGCTACCCCCTTCTTTGTTTACACTCTCTGCTACTTTAGACGGCCCTGAACCGTATAGGATTCCGAATGTAATCGCTTTCGCTGCTTGCCTCTGGATTGGAAACAGCTTTTTTACTTGATCTGCCTCGCAAGGAAGGTTGAAAACCATCTTTGCAATTGTAGAGTGAAGGTCGCCTCCGCTCTTAAAAACTTCTTGAAGTTTCTTGTCTCCTGATAGAACAGAGGCTACATAAACTTCTGCTGTGGTTAACGGTTATCCCCCTATTTTTCAATAAGGGCCGGACTATATCTTCAACCTCTTTAACTGACAGGGCTAGTTTAACTTTACTAGATATGCCTAGTTTCCATAACATTGTTTTGGAATACTTGGCCCCTAGGTTATTACTGTTTGTAGTGACTTCTAAAACTAGATCTAACTCGGGTAAATAAAAATCTGCAGTATGTTTAGTTTTAGTGCCGAATAGGCTATCGTAGGATTTTTGTCGCTCTATACTAAAAGTGTCTGGTAAAATTTCTACTAATTTTAGATAGGCTAAGTATTCAATTTTAGAATCAAAAACACCCTCAGGTGTTTCAAGTTTAGCCCCACTAATAATTTTGGGATTACAATGCTCACAAACTAAGTATTCTGCTTGTAAACTATACCCAGTGCCACGTAAAATATTATTATCACAAGTAATGCACCTGTATAATATTTTTTTATTTGCAGTTTGTTTGATAGGAATAAAATCTTCAAACCTATCAAAAATAAACAGGGGCTTTTCTTTTCCACTAGCACCTCTGCATATCCTGCAATATTTATTTTTACTGGCTAGCATTCTACCAAAAGTCCCGTTGTCTAAAGTTTCTTCAAAACCGCATTGACAGCATTTAGTTCTACTAATTTTATGCACATTGTCATTTCTGTACTCAGTATCAATAATTTCTAAACCTATTAGTTCTTGAGAATTATCGGGAGTAATTTGGTTTTGTTTATACTTATTGACTTCAGGGTCTTTACCGTTTAGTATGTTTAAAAATACTCTAGGAGTAATACCATACGAGTTTCTTAAAGTCATCACAGCTGTGCCCGGGGGGATTTCCCCCCTGTTTACAGACCTAGATGCCCATTCTTTTGAAGTTTTTGGAACTTCTACGTTATTCTCTACAAACCATTTACGCGCCATTTCGGCTAGCGTAAAGAGGCTGCCCCCCATTTCGAGCTTGCTATTTTGCATACTCTACTCCTTTCGGATAGTCTCTGAACCTTCCCCTTGTAATGCGGGGCTTGGCTGCTGATTGTCAAATCCTTCAATTTTTAGGCTATCACGATTACCGTTTCCAGTTGCGTTGTAGCTTGAAGGCTCTAATGATATTCCAGCAGTTAGAGGGGTGTTTACTTCAACATTACTGCTGAAGGGGACTTGTTACCAATCCTGAGATACAATTTTGTAACCCGGGGGTGCAACGATTGAACCTTTAATGCGTGGGTCATCCCTAGGAATTTGTTGAGCATTGAACTTACCAGAGCTAGATAGCCTACCTGAAGTAGTACTAATAAGATTAAAGCCCGTACGAATTCTGCCGTCCCTATCAATCTCGTAAAGTAACTTATCTACATAGGTATTTTTTAGTTTACCTAGTTTACGAATTTTAATAATTTGACGAACTAGTTCGTGTTGGTCTTCTAGATCTTCTAGAACTTCTGCATCGGTTGATTGAGCACCAGTACTAGTCTTTTTATTTAAAGGATTTAATCCTAGATAAGTAAAAAGAAATTCCCTAAGTTGTTGTACAGAATTAGGATTGAAAGGTTTCTCCTGAATTTCCTCAAAGCGCTTAACTTCCTCCGAGTTGTAAAATACATCGGAAGCCTCCTGAATAGCCTCAGTTAGAGTTTTATTAGCAAACTCTAATCTGTCCTTAGATACGGGAATACCAAAGTCTTCTACTTTTTCTAGGGCAGAGGACGCAGGTAGAATTAGTTCTTGATATACCTTTTCTAGCCTTGCATTCTGGGAAACTTTAGGCCTAAACAGGTGGTAAATCTCCAGAGTGGCGGCAGCATCTTTAGCAGCATACTCCCCCAGGATTTCAAATGGAATCATTCCATAATTGAAATCCTCTTCCTTAATTTTGTGCTGGCGACAGTATGACTTTTTGAATTCGTCTAGTCCCCTATCATAGTCACCTAGTTTAGTGTATTTTAGTGCTAGTTGCTTAAGGCCATGTGTTCCTTGAGTCTCGTCTAGAAGATAATGCAAAAGAATGGTATCTTCATACTTATCCTTTAGATTAAGCCCAAGATGGTATTTAATCATCTTTCTATCGAACTTAGCATTATGATAAATTTCTGTGCTAATATCAATAGCTTGCTGAATAATAGCTAAGTTTTCATCATCAAGAGTATCAGCATGTACATAGATACCCTTCTCTACTTTGGCCGCTAGAGAAACGCCTAGAACATACCCATCGCGAGGATACAGCGCTGTAGTTTCAGTGTCGATCGCTAGCAGTCCTGTTTCCTTAACATCTTCCAAAAGCTGTAGAAGAAGGGACCTAGCTGTATCATAATCTTCCGTCCATTTAAAGTCCCCTACAACCTCCATGCGCTCTCCCGCTACAATTTTATGCAGTAACTCTAGAGAGCGTTCGAATGCTGGACGAGCCTCAGGTTTAAAGTGCAGCATCCCAGGTGTAATCATAGGGATAAACTTATCATCAACTAGAGTGCCTTGATGGTCTGTTACATTGGTGTGAGTAGTGTAATACTTTACTGCTTCGGAGCCAACTAGGATAACATAATCATAGGCAGCAATATCAATATTAATATCAACATCTTTCTTCAATACCTTTGTTAGTTTTTTACTAGAAAGTGGATAATATTCAAATTCAAAGTTAAAGTACTTTGAATAGTCTACGTTATTTGGGCACTTATCAATTACTGCAATTTTCGTCATAGAATTTAATTAATTGGTTAACTGTGTCTTGATCTAGACTTCCGGGGTCGTCTCCCTCAGCTAAGTCAACGCTTATTACTTCAAAGTCGGCAGCTTTCAACATTGGTTCCAATATTTCGGCAGCTTTACGACCCGCCTCGTCGCCGTCCATAAGTAATACTAGACGACTAACACCTTGAAGTTTTAATAAATGAACTTTATCTTTTCTTAACCCCTGTTTAAGGGAGCCTAACCCTTGCGTTCCTAGCATAGCTGCTACATTATGAATGCCTTTAGCATATAAATTAAGCATATCAAAAGGCCCCTCTACTAAGAACAAAGTAGAGTTTTTCTCGTTTAGCTTTTCAGGAAATAAGGGTAGGCTAGCCCCGGGTGGAGAGATTTTATACCTAGGCAAGTCGCGCGAATGTGGCTCGGTTCGAGCCACGAATGCGCGAATTTTGCCCTGAATATCTCGAAGGGGGAATACAATACGATCTTGGTAATCTTTGTGCTTAAACGCCCCAAACTTTCTAAGAACCTCTACTGGAATATCTCTGAACTCTCGTGGATAGGGCTGAGCACCTTTGGGAACCTCTAGCCCGTATACATCGCTGTAAATTGTAGTAATCTTCTCTTTTACTAAAGCAACTTTAGCTTTTACAGAATTAGCTGGCTCTGCAAAATACCTGAAGAGATTTAATTTAAACCCGCAAGAAAAACAATGGCCTAGACCCGTTACTTTATCGATTCTTAGTGAAGGATTTCGGTCCGGGTGCTCTGGATTTAGACACCTAACTACAATATCCTTGCCTTGGTAGGAATACGGAATTCCTTTTTTATCTAGAAGTTCCTCTACCATGGTAAGTCTCCTGCTTCCTCTTTTGCTTTCTTAAATTTCTTGGGCTCTTCTTCAGGAAGGCTAATAATTTCTGCTGGATTGATTTTAAGACACTTCCAGTCCATTCCTACACTAAATTTTAAGTCTGCCCCTCCACGAATTTTAGTAGTTGTAAAAGTAAGCTTAGCTTGGTCTTTAGTGTGTGCGTCTAAAAGTAGAGCAATATCGGTAGAATCTAGAATACCCTTAGCGAACCGTGTAGCCCCAGAGTCATCAATCTGATAAGGAGAGAAAATACAAATATCGTACTTTCTAGCAAATTCTTTTAGTTTTTTACTAATAAAGATTTGGGTTGTCCAATCGTACATAGAATCTGCTTTTCCATTAACTTGAATCTGGTTCAGGTAGTCCACTACGGCCAATTTGAACTTATCCCCGTATTTAGCCTTTAGCTTTTGTAAATGCAAATCTACAGAAGTAAGACTTAATTCTCGGTCATCAATAATAACTAGTTGATTTTCTACTAGTTGTTTAGAACGAATAAGTTCTTGTTCAAATTTAATTGGATTTCTATGTTCTCTAAATGCTTCTACTAACTCCTCTGAGTTTTGAAATTGTGAAGCTCTAATTTTAATTAGGGCTAATTGTTCTTCAAAACTTAGAGTACCTTTACGGATATGTTGATACTCTACTCCAGATTGAATTGCCATGATACGCTCTAGCGTCTCTTTGGCAGTCATTTCAATAGTGAAATATACAGTTGAGTTTCCACTATCTAATTGATTTGCCACTAGGTTAGAGCATACAATGGATTTACCTGCTCCGCGTTTTCCACCCACTAGAATTAGTTCTTGACGATATGCCCCGCCCAATTCTACATCGAAGGTATTACTAAATCCTAGAGGGAACCTAGTATGCTCGTTAGCCTCTAGTTCTTGGAAGATGGATACATTGTTCATTACTACTACAGACTCGCTAGTATGAGTCTGTTCGTCTAGTTTTAGTACAATATCAGCTAGAGCGTCTTTAATTTCTTGAGAATCAAGAGTTACTACTTTATCTACAAATTTGTCAATGAGCTTTAAAGATTCATTTTGTGTAAACTGATCGATTAAAGCGTCTACCGCAATGTTAATATCTACATCGGGTACTTCTAATTCTTGAAGAGCGGTTAAAGCCCTTGTTAGGGCCCCATCCCTCTGCGTACTTGTTAATAAATTTTCAAAAGTGGGTAGGGCGCTGTATTTTGTGTAGAATGAATTAATTGCTGCATAAATACTACTGTACGCCGCATCAAAGTATGCTAATCGTAGTCTGGCCCAAGCATCTAAGTCGGGCTCCCTTAGTAGCTTTAATAATACTACGGCCCCTATATCCCCCATGTTACCTCACTCTTACTTCGTTATCTTTAACGACCTGGTCTAATGTTTCCGCAAGCTGACTAAGAATCTTATCCTTAGTATCTTTAAGTTTGTTATCGTAAAGAGGGGTATTGTCGAATAGTAGGGACAGCTGCTCAAAAGTTATCAGCTGTTGTAACCCGAAATAAATAATATCTCTAGGGTCATTACTCTCTGGAAATACTTCTACCTCTACGAATTCTCCGTAGTTTTGCTTAGCAGTAGCCAGTACTTCCTCAACTGTTAGAGAGTCGGTATCGTAATAGGTAATTTTAACTTTCAATGTTCGACTCCACAAACAAAAACGGCGGGTAATCATACCCGCCGTATTTTAATTAGCCTTCTTGTTTTGCGTCGGCTTTTTCACGCTTAGCAGCACCATCATAGTCTGCTACTTTAATACCCCGACGAGTTAGCAGGGTACGAACACCACGTTCCGTCTTGCCAGTTTTCTCTGCGATCTCAGCAACTGTCATACCGCTAAGATCTCCTAGCTCAGCTACAGCATCAGACTTTACCTTAGCGTTAGAAACTTCTTGTGCCGGAATCTTGTCAATCTTTCCAGCACGAAGTAGCGAAAGCGCCTTACCCCGGGCTGAGTTAATTGATTTGCCTAGAGCCTTAGCAATTGCCTCAATATACTGACCCTGGTTTGCCATATCAACAAATAGGTTTTCTTCTTGTTCGGTGTACTTGAGTGGAACCTCTACTTTATCCGCTGGACGAATATGCGAGGTTAGTTCCATACTAAGAACCTTACCCTGTACTTGTTTTGCAGTGAATTTGCCACCAGCAAAATTTTCGGCAACTTCAGTATAGGTAAATCGACCGCTGTTAGCCTGAACAAATTCTGCTAGAGCCTCTCCTTCTTCTTGAGAGAAAGCTGGAGCACGATCTTTAGCCATGCTAGCAACATCGTAACCTAGTTTTCGTAATTTTGAAGCAATCGAACGGATAGTTGTTCCTAGTTGCTCTGCAGCGGCCTCAACAGTGCCGGGAGTAACAGGAGATTCTCCGCCAACTAGACTAGTAAGTTGTGCTGTGCGATCTTCGGTCCATTTTTGGGTTGTCATGTGTTTCTTATCCTTATGAAATAATTTCAGATTCAAGCTCTTTAATAGAGCAGATTTTAATATTGCGACTTAACGCTTGTTTATATTTAGATGAGCTTGTTTTCCCATCTTCTACGATTAGAACATTAGTGTTAGAGGTAATACTATCTACTACTGTACAGCCTAAAGTTTCTAGAAAAGCTTTAGCTTCACTTCTGTTTTTATAATCATTTAGTTTTCCAGTGATACAAACTACATAGCCATTAGAGCTGGGCTTTGTAGGTTTCTCAAAAAGAAAGTTAATTGGTAGGCCGTTGTATTCTTGTTCCTCAAGCCACCATAACAGATTATTTGAAGCTTTTTCTCCTAATCCTGCTTTTTTGCACGTCTCAAAGTCAATATCTTCAATAGAAGCACATACTTCGGCTAGTTTCCTTCCAGCAGTTTCACCAATAAGAGGAATACCGAAAGCTGCGATACCCTGATTTAGAGGAACAGACTTAGACGCTTCAATTTCTGCAAGAATCTTTGTACCTACTTTTGTCCCTAGAGTATCTGTAAAATATTGAGGGCTAAAGTAGTAAAGATCGTGATAAGTCTCAAAATCGAGCTTTTCTAGAGTTTTTTCTCCTAGACCTTTAATTCCCATCACTTTGGCGAAATGCTGAATTTTTTTCAGTGTTTGAGCTGGGCACCCTTTGTTTTTGCAAAATAACTGCATGTTTACTTTTGTTAGTGGGCCGTCGCAGCTCGGACAATTTGATGGAATTTCGATCATAGAAAATATATTATACCTTGGTCAGTAAAGAAAATCAAGTTGGTTTTTCACTACGAACAACAGCGGGAATAATATCGCCTGCTCGCTCGATATACACAAAATCCCCTAGATCTAGATTTAAAGCCTCGATAAACCCCGGGTTATTAAGTGTAGCTCGTGAAATAGTTGCACCATCAATAATAACTGGATCAAACAAGGCTACTGGAGTTACTTTACCACTACGTCCTGTTTGCCATTTAACTTCTCGTAAAATGCTACGAACCTCAGCATTTCTAGACTTTGTAGCAAAAGCTCCACTAGGGTGCTTACTAGTAAACCCATATTCATTGAAATCCTTTTCGGAATCAATCCGAGTAACAACTCCGTCTTGTGGAAATTTGTCGCACAAATCAGAATCAGCAACTGTTTTAAACCCAAGACTTTCTAGCCAAGCCAATGTATCTCTGTAGAAATTTGGCTTATCCACCATGTTAGCACCATAGGCTACAAAATATAGGTCTCGGCATAGAAATTCTTCAATACTGTTGAGCCCTAGTGCACCTGCAGCGTAATTTCTAGCATTAGCAATATCTTTAGGGGCTACAATTTCTCCCGTAATCTGAATTTCTTTTTTATAAGAGATTTCCAGAGGAATGAGAGTTGAGCAGGCAAGTTTGGCAGTAATAACTTGCCCCTCAAAGCCGTCGCCCCTCGTGAGAGCTTGTACAAATTTTCCTTCTTTATATAGAAGGGAAATTGCGGCACCATCAAGCTTAGGAGTTGTAATCTTAGCTTTAGTGTACTCAGTAAGGGGAGGCTTACCTTCCCCGGGATAGTATTTTTTAAGACTGTACATACGATATGTATGTTTAGCCTTAAGACCTTTAACGGAACTACCAACATCACTAAAGTTTACTGAAGCTGCTAGAGCGTCGAATTGTTCATCCGTTAGAAACGGATCTCCAGCGTAATAAGCCTCACTCGCTGACTTCAGTAGACCTTCGATATGTTTTAGCGTCATTTAAAATTTCTTTTAGAGAGTCGGATAGCAACTCTTTTTCAGCTTCAGATACAATTTCTGACAGTGCTAGAAAGAGACGTAGAGTTGCTACTATAGAAAGAGGGAATGAAATCCCCTCTTTCGTGGGTTTGTACTCACCCTCAAAATCTTGAAAGTATTTGCGAAAATGTACGTACTCTACGTCTCGAAAAGAGTCAATAGTTAGGTAAAGCCGCTCTCCGCGTTCATTTTCGCTAATGAACCACTCATACATAAGAGTCTACAGCATTAGATACCATCTTATTAAGTGGCACCACGGATGTTACACTAGCAACATCAATATTTTTGAAGTCATCTAGATCCCAACAGAAAGCACGTACCCAACCTTGCTGAGGTTCAGAAAACTTACGCTGATCTAGTTTATCCTTAATATACTTGCAATTCTTAAGGTCTAGAGTACAAACATGATATTTTTGTTTACCGGAAACAGGCGAAATATAGTTGACTAGAGCATCACCTGCTTCGTTCATTTTTGCTTTAAAGGAATTGAATTCCATTATTTAAATTCCGTATTGTTTTAGATGTTCTAGGGAACCAAGCTCTTCAAAGGGCTGAAAAGCGTAAAATTGTCCGGCTTCGCCTTCAACCCATACTAGATACACACCTTTTTGATTTTCACGCTCATTGATTACCTTAACGGTAGTGTTATACCTAGCAGACCAAGCACGCTCATTAGCGGAAAAAGTTTCACGAACTGCTGCGTCAGGAATCAGTTCAGGATTAAAATAGTTAAATCCTGGGGTACGTTTGGGAACTCCTACGCGTTCCAGAATTCGATTAACAAAATCGCTAGAACGATAAATTCTTTCAGCAATTACGCTAACGCTATCTCCGTCAATCAAATAATCTCGAACAATAGTTCGAATTTCATCTTCAGTTGGAGGAGTGTAGCGTTTCTCTGCCTTTTTACGAGCAGTGCGTTCTTTACGTTCTTTATATGATTCAAGAAGTGTAGCAAGCCGGCTAGTATTATAGGCGATACCTAGAATTTCACAGGCTTGCTTTTTAGTAATAGGTGATTTTGCCCCCAATAGTTCAGTGACTTTTTGAAGATTAGTGTCCGTTAGTTTTTCACTAGCACCTTTGCGAGGCATATTCACACCCTATTAATTAGACAAACTTTTTAAGAAGCTCAGTAAAGTAAACAGCCTGTTTACCAGTAAGTTTACCGATAATTTCTAGATCAGGTTCCACGCCTGAAGATTCGATAACATCAGTAAGAGCCTGAAGTGAATCAGCCTTAGATACCCGAGGTGCTTTATCTGAAGCAGGTTTAGTGCTGCTCTTTTTAGCACCACCTTCTACTTTAACGTAGACCCCCGCCTTAGAAAGAATCATACGAACACCGTTAACAGTTTCGCCAAGCTCCTCGGCTACTTCTTTAACAATTTCCATCGAATTCTCAGGGGTAGGCCCTGCTTGTTCGTAGAGTTCAACTGCTTTAGCTTTTTTATCGTCGTCCCATGCCATATTTAATTTCCTTAAAGATTATATTATACTAGACTAACTAGAAAAATTCAAGTTAATGTTTTGTGTTTTTTGTTTTAATTAGCCCAGCTTCCACCATACGCACGTAATAAGTAACTAGTTCCCCACTAATATACATTAGAAGATTTTCATTGATTTTTACATTTGTATCTGGGTCCTGGTGTTTCATAGATTCAAGTGCTTGCCTGCATACTTCTGCTAGTCGTGCCTTTTCATCCATATTAGTGATATGAGGAGCTAAGCTTTTTATTCAGCCGCCCCTCATACTCCATATTTAGGTTATAGAAAGATAAGTACCCAGAGCAAATTGTGAGAGCAGTAGACAATTTTAGTTCTCCAGTTTTTTCTGACTGGATATATTTCATTGCTATATCTACTACGGATTCTAGAACTTTTTGATCCAGCTCACTTAACTTCACTCATTCGCTCCCGCTTAAAACACCGGAGACGAGTCTCATAAAGTTTTACAATCTCTGGATAGAACTCAGCTGTCATAGCCTGAATTTGTTCCTGAAGATCGTTGTATTTAGTACGAAGCTCCAATTGCTCTTCCTCACTATACTCGCTAATATCTAGCATCATATAATTAGGTTCCGGTTGGCGAAGCAGGATCGTAGAACGCTCCGAAACTTCCCCATTTGCTTTTGTGTATTTGAATTTCATTGTTTTCTCCCTAGCCAATATAGATATTATACAGGGATCAGCCGGCAGCCTCAAGCTTAGATTTTCTAGTGTGCTCTGCGTAAAGAGCTACTAGAATTTGTTTAACAATTTTACTTCTAACTACGTCTTCTAACCCAAACCTAGTAACTGGAATATTTAGTTTATATTTAGTTACTAAAGTCTCAAACCACTCCAGACCGTTCTCTCCCTTAATATCGGTTTGAAAGGGGTCTCCTAAAAGAACTAACTTAGAATACTCTCCTAGTCTTGTGGTAATAGAAGTGATTTCGTCCCTATTTAAATTTTGAGATTCGTCAACAATCATAAAGGTAGATTCAAATGACCTACCTCTAATAGTCTCTAAAGGCTGTAGTTGGATAACCTTTTTAGCCATGCAGTATTTAAACATGCTCTCTCCCATCTGATATCTTAAAATATCTAACGCAGGAGTTAGCCAAGGAGTAAGCTTATCCTCCACAGTACCTGGGAAATGTCCTAAAGACCTACCAGTGGGGACATTAGCTCTAGACAAAACAATTTTGTCATATTGTTTATTTACTAAACCCCGGGCTGCAAGACTGGAAGACACATAGGTCTTTCCAGTTCCCGCAGGGCCAATACCCATTGAGATAGGGTGTCCCTCTATAGCAGAGATAAATCTCGCTTGAGCTGGAGTTTTAGGCTCTAAAGTAACGTGTTTGTTGACTGACGGGTTTTCCGTTTTTAATTTTCGTCCCATTTCTGCTGAAGTAACTGGCGGAATTGAATCCACCCTCTGAAATTACCACTCCAGTAGTTACCTTTAAAATCCATATGGGTAACTCCCTTAGTAAAGGGGTAGCCGGTTGGAATGGGAGTAGCCTGATGCTCTACAGGGCTTGCATGCATAGGCTCGCTATAAATTAACTGATTAAAAATCTTTTCAGCTTTTTCTAGCGAATAGTCTTCCTTTCTGTAGGAGACTTGGGCACATAGGCTCGCGGAAACCATACGAGCCTGTTCTAAGGTCAGTTCGGCGCCATCTGGGGAAATATACGTCGAATTAGCCTTTTGTACAATACCTGGTAAGTGCCATTGTCCAGGATATAAGATTTGTGGTACGCTATTTTCTATAGCTTCCCACATTTTGTCGGCCAGAATTTTGATTTCCGGCTGAGCGTCTTTGTGTCTGCGAAGATTAAAGAAGTTTTCAAACTCTGTAGCGGACACAATAGTATGCATATGTTGAAATGGCTCTAGTACTCTATTAGTACCTTGCTTGTGTAGTCCCAGTCTGTTTAGAACTTCTGCTACTTCAGCAGCCAGTTTACTTCCACGGTGCCAATGGGCTTCTACAGCTTGAATAGTTTCGTTATCAAGTTCTGTCTCAGCTTGCATACCGGGCTGATTGCGCCCGAAGTGGCAAAGCTTGGCAGGGTTTTCTAGAGTATATTCAATCATAGACTTAACAGGAATTGCTCTAGAACTAGAGGAGTTAGTGCTAAACATGCGATGAGTTTTTAGCTCAGCATGAATAAATCTTGGATAGATAAGCCTAAGTGTGGTAAGACGAATACCGTCTTTAGTTTTAGAGTCCGCTAAAACTTTTACTTGAATTTGTTCTTGGTTTTTCAATGTTTAGTACTCAATTCTTGAATGAAAATCTTTCTATGAGGTTCGTTAAGCATTACACCAAACATCATTGGTGCCATAACTAAAGTTAGAACAAAGAATACAACGCAAGCTAGTAAGGGGGTGCCTATAAAAATCGAATCTTTTCTATTTAGAACTCTTACTTTTTCAATAATTGGAATATATAGCCAAAAAATAGCTATAAAAGCTGTGGCCACGGCACATGCTAGAAACGCTAGGAAAAGCTCAAACATTGATATGTAGCCGGAGTTTCTGCTTACTAAAAGTACTCAATCTTAGAGCAAAATCATTTGTTCGAAACACATGAAAATTACCATCAATTCCTTGATAGGTAACGAGACCGAAAGGGCGATAGTGATACTGTTTATTTAGTTCGTACATAGGAAAAAGGCCCCATTAAGGGGCCTTGTAGGGTCACAGAATGGGATGTTCTGTTACTGTTTCAGACGCGTCTGAATAGGTTACGTATAGTAGAAGTAGGCCAATGTCTTCGATAAATGCAGCTTTCTTAAACTTCTCATTACTGAAAAGAGAGACAGAATAGAATACACTGCGGTTCGGGGCTCCCCCTCGATGTACATTTACATAGACTTTATTGCCTTTAGTCACTACTTTAATATCGGACTTAGAAATCTCAAAACTTAGGCGTAGGTGCTTTAGGTATGCAAAGCCATCTTTTGTTTCTAGAATATCGAAACCAGGCGGAGGGGTCATTAAAGGTAAAGATTTTGATAGGGCGTCCCAAGAGTTATTTGATTGTTGAGTAGAATACATGATTTCCAATTTTAATATTGTAAGTAACTTTCTTAGCCCAGTAAGGCTTTATTTGTTTATTATGAAAAAATAAGGCCCCATTAGTAGGGTCTTTTATTAGCCCTACATATGAAAGAATCGCAATGTCTTGTGCTTTTTTCCACGCAGGCCCTTTGGGGGCTTTTCGCGATTTTTCTAAAGTCCAAGAGAACTGATAGGGCTGGTGTACAACTTTGCAGATATGATCGGGATACCTAGGATCTGCGGCTCTATTTAATACAACATGCGCAACCGCGTGTTGTCCCCTTTCTGGCTCACCCCGGGCTTCGTAGTAAATAGCTTGAGCTAAACAAAGCAGGGCAGCAGGGCTAAGCAGTGGATACTAGACGAGTCTCCCGATCACGATAAAAACGCAGTGTTTGCTGCGCTAGCTGAGCTGGAAGTTCCACATAAGGGTACTCCACTTCGAAATGTTTACACCATCTTCCAGTATTTAGAAAATTAAAATAAGCATTTCGATGCTCTTCATTAGCTGCATCGTATTTTACTCGTTTGATGTTTAATATCATTCAGGTACTCCGGTTTTCCAAGTTGCAAAATGAAATTTAGAGTAGTTTTGACTACGTGCTGATACTCTGCGCACTTTTTAATATCTATTCATAACAGAATGGAATTATTACTTTACAAAAGTTATAAAAATTGCTGTTACCATTCTTTTAACAGAGTGCGGTTACTTTCCGAGTATATAAATTAAAATTGCTGTTAGCACTCTAAACTTTAAGGTTTCCAAAGTTTTGCGAATTTCAAAACATTGGGAACCCTATCACTAAAAACTGGAGCTACTACAATGGAGCTTAAACGCCCTTCAAAAGTATTGCTTTCACTGCCTTGATGAATTATAGGGCAGTCTTCTAAAATTTTATTATATTCTTTTTCGTTTACTTTAACTACCACTTTTCGATAACTGTTAACTAGCCATTCTCTATAAATATAGTCTGCGTCAGCAGTAGCAATTAAATGAGCTGAAAGCATGCTGTGAGCTATTAGAGTAGGCACCATGTTACTAGGAAAATCATCCCGCACAGCAATGTACAATTTTAAGTACGGGTATGGTTCGAGCTCTCGTATCATACAGTTTCTCTTTATTGGCGACCTATAGGGGTAACGATCCCCTCTGAATATCCTGCGTGACAGGCAGGCGACCACTCCATGCAGTCCCATAGGCCTTAAGTGGCACGGCTAGAAGGATTCGAACCTCCGACCAATAGGGTAGAAGCCTACTGCTCTAATTCCACTGAGCTATAGCCGTAAAATTTATCTAAAAAGCGATAGATGCGCTTTTTATGCTTTCGTGCAAAAAGTTTACGATATTTTGGTGGTGGACCACAACAATTACACTTCCAACCACCAGGGCCAATCCTAGAATGACTTTTAACATTTAAAATACCAGTTTTAACAGGGTGCATTATTTTCCTATTTAAAGTAAGATTTTATAAGATTTGCTGTTAGCACCCTTATCCGGTTAGAAATCGTATCGAGGACTCAATACAACATCTAGCATTAGTCTTTCTGGAGTAATGCGATCAAAATTAGCGCTAAGCACTGCTTTAAGAATGCTTGGCGAAAATCCTGAAACCATCATTACGCCTGCTTCAGTACCTAGGGCTGGAACATTACCATAAGACACTAGATTCCAAAATACGATTGCGGGCATGTCATACCCTGCAGCCGTATATTTGCTCCTAATAGTACCTAGAAGGGATTCATTCCACTCTTTACTGAGAGCATCATTAAACTGCATGTCCGACAGAAAGAGCAAAACTTTTGGCATATCTTCTCGACTAACTCCCATAGCTTTGGAAGCCGTAAGGATAAGGTCTAGCGTAGCCATTAGATTAGTACTGTACCCAACATCCAGATCGTGCTTAATCTGGTAAAGTTTGTCGTTTAGAGTACCTTGCAGAAGCTGAATCTCAGGCTTATCAGCAAAAGAAACCACTAGATCTTTAAAAGGCCCAAGGTTTTTTGTAGCACAATATAGCCCTAGAGATACTGCAACATCTTCTGCACTAAGCTTGCTGCCCTGCAGTTTAGCCATTGTCATGGAACCACTACGGTCTACAACTGGCAACACTGCGCTATTTGCTACCATGTAGTTTGGCTGTGCATCCCACATAGCAGTACGTAGCTGAGCATCTTCAATTTCTAGAATCTGGTATGGGAATACCGCATTAGCATTAACTTTAGTAGTCCCAGCAGTTAGAGCGTCTTTATACTTTTGAAATCCTACTGGATTATGTCGCTGAAAAGCCGCATTGTATTTTGACATAGCAACGGAAGGAACTTTACTAAACTCAATCTCATTCCAGTTGCCAGAACACATTTGCGTTTCTACAACATTTGTTGCAGTTACTAGAAACCTACGGTATTGCTTGGCGGTCATTTTCCAAGCCTTACGAAGTTCAATAGCTACAGCACCCTTGCGAGGCATCCACTTAGCAGCTAGACCGTTACCTTCTTCAATAACGTTTTTAATCATTTCTAGTGCAATAGTGCGCGCACTAGTATTGACAGGAACTGAAAGAAGGTCGTCCCAACGCCCTACTTCTGGAATTTTGGGAAGTAGAACGGTAACCTCTAGATCGCTTAGGTTTGAAAGAACGCTGCGAAATAGCTGACGCTCTCCTGCTCCCCCTCGTGCATCACGACCCCATAGCAGGATTCGGAGAGCAAGATAGGGGTTTTCTTTATAAGCAGAGCGAAATAGGGGCAGAATATTTTGCCCCCTCATGGCTCCGAAATTATAAAATAGATCAAGACAAGCACTATTGGTTGTCTTGAAAGCAGGCATTCCATTTAGAGTAGTAGTATAATTAGCTGTTTTGGCAAACATAGTGTTCCTTTAGTTGTGTGGTAGCAGGGCCGGGACTCGAACCCGGAACTCAAGCTTATGAGACTTGCGAATTAACCTTTTTTCCACCCTGCATTAAGAGTGTTCAATTTTTTTAATACCAGCTTCACGAATGGCCAGTTGGCAAATCTTGCACGGCTTCGCCGTTGCAAACTTGCCATTTCGGCCCACCCGGAAGATTTGAATTTTATCCGCTTTACTGAGATCTTTACAGCGAATAATTGCTGCAAGCTCAGCATGGAGAAAAACTTTATTCTCTTCCCCTACTTGTTTAGCGTACTTAGCTTGAAGAGGGTGAGTTTTTACATAAGAATTTTTGCCGATGCTGAGAACGTGACCTTTTTTGTCGTAAATAATAGCAGTAATATCTTGTTTCTGTTTCATCGTGTGTTTCCCCAAGCGAATATAGATATTATACTCGCTTCAGAAACAAAAGTCAAAACGGAATTTCTTCATCTGTATAAGCTACAGTGGTATCTGCTAAATCAATGTACCCTACCGCATCAGCTAGATACTCTACCACTTCTTTATCAAATTTAACTAGTCCAGCTTTTTCTAGGAAAATCAGGTATTCAGGATCTGAAATATCTTTAATTTGCGTTCCTGTATATTTACCAATAGTGATAGAATCTTCTAGAGTAAGAGAAGTTTTGATTTCAGTAAATTTCATTGTAGGAACCCAATTAAGGTGTCACCAAAGGTGAAAACAACTGCTAGTAGTAATAGGCAAATTAAGACGCCGATGCCTACCCACTTAGTAGAATCGCTAGTAGTCGATAACACTAAAGCGAAAATTTCTGTATTTAGAATACGTAATGTTACCGTGTACTCTTTTTTCTCTGCCATACTAAAAAATACTGTATACGTTTTAGTATGGTGCCCCTGGCAGGACTCGAACCTGCACACGCTGGTTTATCTAACCAGTGCTTTGGCGAGGTATAAGCTCGCGTCTTTAACCAATTAAGCTACAGGGGCAAACTTGGAGGAAAAGGTGGGATTCGAACCCACGGAGCCTAGTGTTAATAGACCCGACGGTTTTCAAGACCGTTGCAATAAACCAGACTCTGCCACTCTTCCAAAAATTGGTACCTGAGGCCGGAATCGAACCGGCACGCCTTTCGGCGAGAGATTTTCGTACCACTATAGTTTTCACTACCTATCTCTAGTTTGTGGTCTGGACTATGTCTTCATCTGGTCTAGATGGTTGCCGTTTAGTCTCTACACCTTCTTGAAATTTATATTTCTGCCTCTATATGTCTGAGTAAAGGCATGACAGTTGGGGCACAATAATGTAAGATTATTAATTAAATTATTAGAAGGGTTACCGTCTATATGCTCTAACTCTAACGGTATTGGATTATTCAACCAAGTAGTTAAATTGCAGTTATAGCACTTGGATTCGAAATATCCCTCTTCTAATAGCCTTAATCTTAACTTGTTGGACTGATATTGTGGGTGTAATCCTTTTATTACAATATCTTCCAAGGGAATTTTAGTTCCCCTTATTTTTGTAGTACCCTTTCCCGACTTGTTAGTGACAAAACACCCGTACTTTATTGCATATTTTTTATATGTATCGTACTTAATATCTAGTATAGCCGCTGCCTGGGTTGCACTCTTGCTATTTTTACTAGCATTAATTACTCTATCTTTCCAATCTGGGTATTTTGTCTCATAACTCATAATAATTTTCAAGCTTGGCTCGGCGTTGCCATTTTAAAGGGTTCGCCGAATTTGACAACATTCACATAAAATATCCCTACTTTAGTGCTCAAATTAACGCTAAAGTCTCTTGTGTCTACCTATTCCACCACTCAGGCAAGCGCCTTGATCTCTCAAGGCATACATATATTATACTTTAAACAGCGACCCTTTTCAAGATTAAACAAAGCCGACTCTCTGTCTAGTTCCGCGTTTCTTAGCTTCTGTAACACGGCTGCCTGAGTTCATGTACTGGTAAACTTCAGCTAGAGACACTTCATCTTTATCCGATTCAAAAGACGGGCATACTCGCTTTGCTTCCTTAATACTTAGATTTCGGAATTTAATAATATCGAAACATCGTCCCGGTCGAATAAGCGCACTGTCTACAGTACTGAGATCTGTAATATTAGTGCTAAATACTAGTTTTTTAGACGGATTGGAAACTAGACCGTCTCCTAGATTTAGGAATCTGTGCATCATAGTATTACCTGTCTTTTCACGACTAGTAATAAAAGTGTCTGCATCCTCTAGAACCATTAGATTAGCTTCTCCTTCTAGGAAGGTAACGAAGGCACCATCTTTATTTAGAAGTTCCATATCATAAGCTACTAGCGCAGTCGTTTTCCAATGTTGGATAAGTCCGCGAATAAAAGTAGTCTTACCAGTACCCGGAGGCCCTACGAGAACTAAAATATTACTGTTAGAATGAATAAAACTATCGTAGTATTCTTCTAGAGAAGGGGTATCTAGAAATGGATATGAATCAAGCGAAGGCTTGCGATCATCTAGAATGGGCACGGTCATACAGTCCCCGTGAACAGAGTAAATCCAATCTACGTAGGAATTTGCTTTAGCAAACTTTTTACTAAAAGCTGCCTCTAGTTCATCTAGCTCTTCTGTTTCTCCGAACATTTCTAGCTCAATACTGTCTGAGCTAATTTCGTACCTAGTAAAGCTAGAACCAAAGTAAATAGCTCCACAATTGTGTGGAAGATGTGCAGAATTTACAGAACCTTTCATTGAGTCTAGATATTCGTAAAACTCTTTTTTAGAAGTAGATACAAGTAGTACTTTACGATATGTATAGGCCGTTGAAAGACCAACGTTTACTAACCAATTTTGAAATAGATACTGCTTAGTGTTTTCAGAAAGTAGAATTTGTTGTGAGTTCATATTTTTATATTAGTTTTTAAGATCCCGCTTACTTTATACGGGGTCTAGTATCGTCAGACAGTGAAATTTCAACGGACGCTATACCGAAACGCCCACGGATCCTAAGGTGGATTCTTATTCCAATGGAGTTTGTTTAGCTAGTTTTCTTAGCTGTTTATTAGTTTTCTTGTGAGCACCAGCACGCTTAAACAACGCTGCTTTCACTAAAAAATTACGAGGTTTCATTTTATATCCTTTTGGCCAACCGTGACGGAATCGAACCGCCATCTTCCGAATTTGGAGTTCGACGTTTTACCTAATTAAACTAACGGAGGACATATTTTGGAGCCTCTCGTCGGAATCGAACCAACATAAGCGGATTACAAATCCGCTGTAATACCATTATACTAGAGAGGCTTTGTCCATAATAGTTAACTGTACTGTTTCAGGAGCCGTATCTTTCCAAGTACTAAATACTTGATGAGTATAGCTTCCCATGCCATAGGTATCTTTATGGCATTTATAATGATTGCCTGACTCTGTATAAAAGTTCCAGTAATCATCTTCAAATACTTGATTTTGAATATTGCTAGAAAGTTTCCAGCTATCTCCGTTAGCAAAGCCCCCATACCAAGTAGCTAGTACTTTGAAATATCTTTCATTATCGGAAAGTACTTCTACAATTACCCACTTATCTGGTTGTTCCATTTTACTCTCCTAAAATTTATTATTAAAGAAAAAATACTTTTGGTACCCCCGGTAGGACTCGAACCTACAGCTTACGGCTTCTAAGACCGCTGCGGCTGCCAATTTCGCCACGGGGGCTAAAGATTAGGTTACTACAACTCTATAGTCTGATGAGTGATAAGGCTCTTCCCACCTATTAGTTTCTTCATTGTAGTACTCTAGCACTTCTCTTTTCTTAATATAAAGAGCTCTTAGGCAGGTGTACATTTCAGGAATTTCTTTATACTTTTCATCTATGGTAAGAATGGTAGAATAACGAAGTTGCATAGTGGCTTTAGTAAAATGGTGGAAGAAGGTGGAATCGAACCCCCATGCTGTCTTGCAGCACTACAGATTTACAGTCTGCGCAGGCTTAGCCAATATCCCGCTCTCTTCCAAATTAGTGGTCTGAGTGGAAGGATTTGAACCTTCGTCCTCCTCCTTCCAAGGGAGGCCGTCTAACCGGGCTGACAATACACTCAGTTATTTATTTTCAAGCAATATAGATATTATACAGGGCTCAGAAAGTAAAATCAAGCCAGTATTTCAAGGATTTGCCTTGAAGAAAGCATAGGCAAAGCCCATAGGCGTCATGCTCCTTAATTCTTTAGTTCGCTCAGACTTTCCACCTAGCCTCATAATCCAATTATTAGGATCAGGAGGCACAGGATTCTTTTCTAGATTACGGTTAAACTTACCCCATAGCCCGGTTTTCTTGGTATAAGGATCTCCAAAATCACAGGGATTAAAATACCAGGGTTTACCCAATTGAGGTCTTAATTTAGGCAGACGACCAACAGGATTCTCTAGGCACCAAAATACCGGGTCAAACCAGTCAATAATCTCTAGCGTCTTATCAATCAGTTTTAAGCTGGCTTCGGTTCTTCCATCAGCGTCTTTAGCCTTCCAATACTGAGCCCCACTTCCGGCAAAGTCTGTACAAGGTGGAGCAGCTAAAATACCATGAATTGAGTTCGCAGGAATATCTTCTCTAGTAATCTCTAGAATATCTATATCGTTTTTAATGTCTAGAGAAAATACTTCGTATCCTGCCTCTTTATAGGGTCTAGGCCAATTTCCACTGTAATCAAAAAGACTAAGTATAGTTCGCATGTTTTACAGGATCAAACTTTTCGTACCAATAGTCAGCAAAGTCTTCGTATTCATAGCCAGAACCTTCGTACCAATAGCTGTCTGAAATACTTGAAGCGAGAGCCATACCAACGCAATCTAAATCCTCTTGAATTACGTCCATAGGTGTGCCTTCGCTGAATTCTACAATTTCGAACTCACGCCCAATTCCAACCACATCAGCTTCTGCAAATACAATGTATTTAGTCATAGAACTAGCTCCTTTAGCCACCAGTCATTAATATCAGTTTTCGCGTATTTATGCTCATAAAAAAGAGCATCAAATTCATGTTGTTGAGTTCTAAAATACTTTGTAATTGCCTTCTCGTATCCTAGCTCGGGTTCCCACTTTGAGCCGCCTTTTACCCATTTAACTAAGTTAAAATAGCGCTGTTGTGCATGTCTAATTTCATGCACTAAAATAGCAGTTATATACTTCTCTTCTGGGTAATTTGGGCTTTCTGTAACTATAATTTCGTTACTATCGACGTAGTAAACCCCCGAAAACTGGGGGTTATACTGGCCTAAATATACTTTAGGTAGAGGTAATCCTTTTATATGAGAATGAGGTAACCAATTAAAAGTTTCGTGTATTTTTGTTAGCATAATTATGGTGGAGAGAGTGGGACTCGAACCCACAAGTCTGTTTTTAGCAGGCCGACGGATTAGCAATCCGCTCCAATACCGATTATGGGATCTCTCCTTTTTCAAGACAACTAGATACATTCCTGTATACTGGCATATACAGTTTTTGCAGGTTGCCAGACGCCACCGAACTTGTTAACACGTGCCGCTATGGGCAGCACAGTCCGTCTAGTTATCTTGAAAAAGGAGACTTAGTAATAAGCTCCTAAAAGTGAAAGGAATCATTATTATAGCAGGTTACGGTTCCTGTACTGCCGTACCCCGAGAGATTAAAGCCTCTCATCGCACAGTCGATTATTCTAAAGTCTGGCCAAGACCCCAGAAGATTTAGAGTTTTCCCTACTAAGAAGGGGAGGTGTAGTTCCTTTCCATCCGTTGGGGTAGTATACTCTAAATTTGGTACCCGATGATGGACTCGAACCATCGACCAGTGCTTTATCAAAACACTGCTCTACCTCTGAGCTAATCGGGAGTAAAGTTGGAGCGGATAGTCGGACTCGAACCGACAACAGTCTGCTTGGAAGGCAGAAGCTCTACCAATTGAGCTATATCCGCAAAATATTTTGGCAAGGGAAGAAGGATTCGACTGTCGGGATCAAAACCCAATGCCTTAACCATCTTGGCGATTCCCCATCCGATATAAACATTATACAGCACTAATCAAACAAAATCAAGACAGGATAGTTTTGGTTACTTCCATATAAGTAAAATTTGCTGTATCTATCCTAAAACTAAAATTGGCACACGATAGGGGAGTCGAACCCCTCTTGCAAGGATGAAAACCTTGAGTCCTAACCGATAGACGAATCGTGCTTAAAACTTGGTGGAGGATGGGAGAATTGAACTCCCACTAAAGGTATGCAAAACCCCTGTGCTCCCATTATCACTAATCCCCCTGGCTCTAGAGCTAGGTATCGAACCTAGGACCAATTGGGTAACAGCCAACTGCTCTACCGCTGAGCTACTCTAGAAAGTACTTCGTTAAAATCTATTGGAGCATAATCAGTATGCTCCACTGATAGACATAGGTACCTAGGGTCGGGCGTGTCTCCTAGCATAACACTACGATAGTGCAAGTGCCCATGAAGATTAACTGTAAACCTGCCCATACTGTCTGGGTGAACAGGTATATGAGTTAACAACATGTTATTTAACACATGAGACCCACGTATAGACCTAAAGAATGGAGTATACTCGGCGTCTTTAAAGATGTCATGGTTACCACGTATTAGTACCTTATCACCATTAAGCTCATTCAAAACACCAAAAGCCCTACGGTTTATAAGAACATCGCCCAGGTGATATACCTTATCTTTAGGCCCTACTTTAGCGTTCCATCTAGCAACAAGCTCCCGATCCATATCTGCATAGTTATCCCATGGACGAAGCTTGGAGCCGTCCTCTCTAAGAAACCTACAAACACCTTGGTGACCAAAGTGCGTGTCTGCTACAAGGAATGTTTTCATTTTCTAAGCTCTAAGTCGTGTAGTTCTGCCAGAACACAAGTTTCGCTAGAATTCATTGGGCTGGCAGTGATATATGCTTTATTATCGCGTATCCACATCATTACTAGCGATTTATTAGTTTCTTTGGAAATAAAAACAGGTTGCATCTGCTTTTTATCCTTTAGAAACCCAAACACTAGTTTTGTCGGAGCACAAGTAACATTAATTTTGCGCTCAACAATCTCTGCGTTAGTAGAGGCTGCAAAAGTTAGCGCTAGAATTGCAATTAGTTTTTTCATTTTTGAAAACTTCCAAAGAAATAATATTATACGTTAGCCAAAAGATAAAATCAAGTTTGGATTTCATCTTTGGAAAGGCAACCTTGCACATAGGCAGCAACTTCCTCTTTAGAGGCAAGCTGCGGGTATGGCAAGCCTGCCCGCCCCGCTAAAAATGCAATAAGTTGTTTAAAGTTCACGGATTCGTTGAATTAGTACAGCGGCACTAATAGCTGGAGAAGCCTCAATTAATGCAATTACTCGATCTTTTACAGCTTCTTTAATGTATTCAGCCTCAGCTTCGAGGTCTTCTTCAGTAATGTCATTCATACTGTCTCTATCCTTTTCTGTCTCTGATATTCATGGGCATATGGGTATGCCCCGTTATGAAATGTTCTTTGCAAATACTCCCACACTTGTTTTTCATCATCATTTAATAGATGAGTATGAGAAATATCTGTCCAAGTACTAACTAGCTCAGCACGGTATTTAGACGCTCGGTATTCAGCTTGTTGACTAATCACAGTATTAATTACTGAAATTAGATACGCGATTCCAGCAAATACAATTGTAATACCTAGAGCGGACAAAAACACATAGCTAGTTACAGCGACTCCTATATATACATACTCTAACACTATACAGTCTGGCCTCCAATTTCTAGAATATAGTCTTCTAGTGCGTCGTAAGCATCTGAGTACTCACTATAAATATTAGTATTAACCAAGCTGTAATCGTCCTTCTCTAGTACAAATCCACGTTCAGTGGCTACTAGATGGTAAGGGACTTCATCCTTCCAAAGTGTAGTAATTCGTCTAGACATTATTGTGCTGCATACCAAAAAGAATTGATACCCTTAGGTGCAAGTTGTTGCACAGTAATACTATATTCTTCTGAGCAAAATTCCTCTGCCTGAGTAATAGCCAGATCGTACGCTTCCATTACAGTTTCTGCTTCTTCGTAATAGGAAAGTGTGTCACCATTGTTATCATCAATAATGCTAATAAGAAAGTTTTTCATTTTAGTTGTCCAAAAAAAAAACATAGTTGTTATTTAATACCCAAGCTAAGGCGCCTACTTGTCCTACATATCTGTCCATTTCTACCCCATCTGAGTCTAGGACTACAAGAGTAGGAACTCCGCGGATTTTGTAGGGCGCCTCAACTTGATCTACGTATAGATTTTCAAACGGAATAGAATTCCCTGTAAGTTCCGCATCTAAAACTTTACAAGGAACGCACGTACTAGTGCTTAGCTTAATTAACTTCACTAATACGATCCGCCAACTTGTACTTATTCTGCTTAGAATAAAGCACACGCTTTACACCTCCGCTGAATTGGAGGAGTTGTGCATCTACGCGGGCTTCATCAAAGGCTTTCTTAGCCTTTTTGAAGTTTGGCCCCCATTCTAGAGTAACACCAAAACTTTTTACTTCGTACATATTAAATATCCTTATCAGCTAGAAATTCGCAGTCAAGTTGCCAAAACATAGATTCAGGATAGACTTCATCCATATACTCTTCAATTGAAAGGACAAAATCTCCCTCAATTAGCTGCGCCCGGGTTACTTTACCTCTTTTGAAGGATGCTACAGCCACAGCCTCTACCATATCAATATCTAAGTAGGGTCCTTCCACAGAGCTAAACCACGAGAAAGCTAGCTCAGGTTGAGTGTTCGCAGGCCGGGGGGATAGCTCCTTAGCCACAAAAACCATTGTAGGGCCTTCCCCTGGGGGATGAACGGACGACCAACATTTAAGTACCTTTACACGCATTTTTGTATTCCTTTAGGTAAGTAGCATCAAGGCTAGCAGCAGTTCGAAACTTATCTTTGCCTACTTTGTCATAGTAGGTATTAGCATTCTCTTCTAGAATTTTAGTATCAAGACCTTTGAAGCGCCAAAGGTAGGCATCAATAAGGAACTGCTTGCTATAAATCATGTGTCTTTACCGTTTAGAATGTCAACAACTAGCTGAGCGTATCCAGCAATATCTCGCCAGCTATCATCATAATTAGGATCCCCATTTAGAATGCGGCCAATCTTATGAGCAATCATTTCTAGTGCTTCTTTATGAAAGTCCTCTAGAAAGTACCAATTGGTTTCAAAACTAGTTGGTGCACCTTCACCTTCAAAAACATCTTTTAGAGATTGCGCAATAGCTGCATGTCCCGAAAATGGCCCATACCTGGAGCCCCGTTCTTTCAATACTTCGTTAATTTCCATGTTTTCCTTTTTGATTTGATTTCCGACTCAGAAATAATATTATACACGGGCCAAAAAAGAAAATCAAGCCCCAAATTTCTTTTTGGAAAAGGTATTATACAGTTTGTGTAGTACCGCCCTTTCGATCTCTCTAAACTCAGGCAGGCCCCCTTCCAGTCCCATAATAGCTAATAATCTAGTGCTGTAGAAAGGGCTAATAGCTTCTAGTATTTCTTCTTCTGATAGTTGCTCCGCAAGTACCGGATCAACAGCCACTGAAATATTCCAACAAATCAGATCATTTAATTTTTGTTTAGCCTCTTCATATGAATCATTAGGGCTAGCAAACTCTAGCCCAGAAGTTACTAGAGCTTCGTCAATAACACGAAGCCAGGCATTTTTATGCATCATTTTAACTCCTACACGTTACCGGCAGTACTATCCATACCCCGATTGCTTCGATTAGTTCGATGCTCACTTGTTCACCTCCCTTGCCTTGAGCATGGCGTCTGCGAGTCTGTAAGCGTTTTCGGCGTCGTCTGCATCGCACTCGCCTTCACGTCGAATAGATAGCCCGACTAGTGCCTGTCCTGCAAACCAATCGCGCAGGGTCATGCCCTTGTAATAGATTTCGGTTGAAGAATTGTAATTTACTCCGGGAACAATATCAACCGCTGGGTAAGCCGGACCGCCGTTTTTTATCTTGCTCACTTGTTCCTCTCCTTCTCGTAGCGCTTAGGAATTGACTTACCTGTTGGTGACAATCAACTCAATGCGGTCATTGAATGTCAGCACGTCGCGGAAGAAGTAGTCGGGACCATCCGCAGGGCCACTTCCATCGCAGAAGAAGTATCCCTGCGAGTACGTTGCATACACCGGCTGCTTGTGAATCGGGTTGTCCGAGTTCGGGTGCAAGCGGACACGATCTCCGTCGCTCAACTGTTCGACGCTCACATTCATTTCAGTTCCTTTCATTTGTTCACCTCCTTGACTCGGCGCAGCATTACGCCACCGCTAGAACGTGACCACGCGGCACCATGAATCCGGCCGCTTTGGCGTGGCCGCCACCGCCGTACTGCTTTGCCACTTCAGATACGTCCACGCCTTCGTCGGAGGAGCGCAGGCCGAACACGCGACCTTCGGCGGTGTCCCAGTAGCACGCCGCGAATGGCTCGCCCTGCGCCATCAGGTGCGCGGCATCGCTAACCATCGTGTACGGAAGACTCGCGACGGGCACATCATGGGCGCCGATCACCATACGTCGCTTGCACACAGCCACCAGCTCGGCCACGTCCTTGTGGTGTTTACGCTCGATGGCGGCACCGGCTGCGGTCATCTTCAGCAGTTCCACCTGATCGGCGCTCATAAGCTTGTCCCACAGCTCGAAGCTGTACTCGTGCGAGAACATGAACGCCTGAATCTCGCGCGTGCCCTGCAGCTTGAAGCGCCACAGGTCGCGGTCTTCCACATGGCCCAGCAGGAGCGGCCGGTCTTCGCCCGGGAACAGGTAGTCCCACGCCAGCGTGGCACCGCTCCGGTTCAAGTCGGTGAAGTGCGCCAGTTGCTTCGGCTCCCCCGCCCACGAATCCTGCATGAACAGCGGCTGCAAGTCTTCAATGGCGGTCTTGTGGTGGTCGATTAAGCACACGCTGCGCGCCTGCGCCAGCATCTGCTCCACCACGGAGCGCTTGTAGCTGAAGTCCACCAGGTACACGTCGCGCCCGGCCACGTCAGGCGGAGCTTGCTGGTACACGCCTGCAACGTAGTCAGCGCCGGCGCCGTACTTGCGCCAGAAACACCAAGCTGCGCTAAAGCCGTCCGCGCAGTTGCCGTGGTAGATCACAAGGGGTCGGTTCATTCGTTCATCTCCTTCACTCGGTGAAGGGTTTCGGCCTCGATCTGCATAACCAGCCAATCTACCGACCTATTGTCCTTCACCATCACTCGTGCGTAGTCGCTGATTTCGCTTCTCGTCATCGGCTCCGGCATGCGGAGTGCAGGGGGTAGGGCGTAGAGCCTCTGTACTGTGCGAGGATGTTCGGCTGCTGCTCCTCGTGCCTCGATATCAGCATCGGGGCCGGTACCGTCAAAACAGAGGCTTCCTCCAAGAGCGTAAGGCTCAGGCTTTCCCTTATACATCCAGCGCCATGCAACCGGTTTCGCATCTGCAATTTGCCGCAGGACAGCGGCGGCACGGTGATACAGATTCGATTCGAGCTCGTCTGCAAGAGCCTGCAGTTCGTCGCGGATCACGTCCTCCGCCTCCGCGACGTGGAGTTGATTGTGCCGTAGCCGTCGCCGTAGCCGTAGCCGCTGCCGTTGCCGTTGCCGTAGCCGTAGCCGTCGCCGTAGCCGTTGCCGTCGCCGTATCCGTAGCCGTAGCCGTTGCCGTCACCGTAGCCGTTGCCGTCGCCGTATCCGTATCCGTAGCCGTTGCCGTCACCGTCACCGTCACCGTAGCCGTAGCCGTAGCTGTAGCTGTAGCTGTAGCCGTAGCCGTAGCCGTTGCTGTAGCCGTAACCAATCGGCCCCATGATTGGGTTAGTCATTTTTAAGACCCCATCCCTCGTGAACAGGCACGCAGAAAATCTCCGCATCGGCCGGCATGTCAACGTCGGCGATTGGCCGCAGATCGGCTTGTTCAGTCTCAATCATCTTTGCGAACCCGATGGACTCCCAGCGGAACACGTGTACCGCACGGCTGAGTCGGATACGGCCATTCTCGCGGGTCACGTCGCCGGCAAAGATCCAGCCTCGGTCAACAACAACGACTGCGCGCGTGCCGGTGACGCGATTGACGGGGGCGTACTCGACGCCGTTGATAGTGATGTTAGTCATTTCGTTTTTTCTCCTTGCTATCATAGAGTGTTCGCATTACTGTACTCCATTCTTAGCTTGTACGCCTCAGCTGCGCCTAGAACAATTGCGTAGCGAATAGCTGCCTCTACAGAAGGGTAGTCCTGATACCAAACTTCGTAGTTCTTAAACTCTAGAAACCCCTCATTATTCCTATAAAATACTTCTACGTCTATGTACTTATTTATTCCTACCATTAGACTTGGTCTATAGTCAGCCATAAGCTGCATAGCTTGGTTATTATTGTTTAGAGGGTTCCAGATAACGTATTTATCGTATTTATCATAGAATAAATATGTTTCGCTAGAACGAAAGATATCAATGCCTAGCAGCTTTGCTGATAATTCTAGTAGTTCATTTTTTGTCATAATAGAGCTTTTTGTAGAAAAGGCCCCTTCAAAATCGTATTTTTCCATTTGTGTCTCTCACCGTAAAGATATATTATAGCAAGCGCGGCTTGCTTAATCAAGCTAAGGATTATTTGCTTTTCCAATCAACTAAGGCATCAAAATCAGCCTTGCGTTCTTCATCAGTTTTCTTAGGCTGTTTAGTTAGATCTTGCACTTTAGCTCCGGTAGATTGCGCAGGAACACTACGAAAAGTATTTCGATCGTGTGGAGTATTTTTAGGGGTGTTGGTTGGCGACATAACAGAAAGAACAAAACCTACAACCGCTACTACAAACGCAATCCTACGAGAAGTGCTTTTTTCATTAAGCCCCCCTCCTTTATCCATTACTCTGGTAAGAATAGGAGGCAGCCCTAACCAAATAACGATAGCTAGGGCAAGGTAGCTGCTAAAAGAAAGCAACACATCTAGAATATAATCGTACATTATTGGCGTCCTAGTTGAACTTGTCCGGCGATAGAATCAAGCATACTAGAAGGAACAAAGATCTTATTCTCGCTTTTAGTCATTGCTTCCAACAAAGCAAGCTCTCGATATTTGATATACTCTGGGGTTACGCTTTTAGCAAGAATTCGGTTAACTTCCGCTTCTGCAGCAGCCTTCTCTACATCAATAGCGCGCTGTAGTCGCTGCTCTTGGAGAGTACGCTCAAGTTGAACTTTGCTAATTTCTAGCTGAGCTTCTTCCTGTTGAATTTGCTCGCGACGTTGAGCTGCATTCTCTTGAGCCTCAACGATGATCTTTGGGTATTTAAGATCCGCAAGACCAACGTAGCGTACTTGAAAGGGGGTCTTAGTATTGATACTCTCCACCAATCGCTCGCTAAGTTGGGCATTGATGGCTTCACGACTTGACGCAATTTCTGCAATACTAAACTGGCTAAGAAACTCACGCGCTTCTGCTCGAATAATTTGCTGGGCGTAGGTACGATAAACTCGCTGAATTGAGATTCGGTCAATGACTTCATTAGCCGCTTCTGGGGGAATACGGGCGAAGATCTCTTCAAGACGTTGGGGATTCACCACCAGAGTAAGCCGAAGCTCAAACACCATATTGAGCTTGTCTTTAGGCATGAACAGTTCCATCTGCTCAGTCACTGGCTGATCCGAAGCGTCTAGTAGAACTAGCTTGTCACAATACATGATGCACGCTTCAAGACGAAATTTGGAAGTTGGAATGACCTGTTCTTTGTAGCCATTCTTAGTCATTACCTTACCAATGTGGGCAGGAGGGACTTCTACCCGCTCACCACACCCTGCTAGAAAAGCCACAACACCTGCTGCAATAATTAGTTTTTTCATATTAAAATACCCCAAAATAAAACAAAATAGGAACCACGAAATGAATCAAAATAAAACAAATGGCTAGAATACCTAGCCAATCATCTTTTGTCATGCTTCCCCGTCATATAGTCTAAAAGAATTTTAGTTACAGGGCCGTTTCTGTACTCGCCATAACGATCCATATTAACTTTTGTAAATTCATCCATAAAATACGTGCCCCCTTCAAACTCTTTATCTAAAGCAGAGTGCGCATTATTCAACATTTCTGCTACAGTAATGTTTTCAGTAGGGGTGAAGGACAAGTCAGTATATGCACCTCCCCAACTGTGTGGCTGCCCCAACCCTAGTGGGCATACATAGTTCTGATCTGGACACCCTTCCAAATACTCAATAAGTTCGCCTAGAGTCATTTCTTTCCTTTTAGACGTTCCCAGCAGAACTCCACGTTAGCCAGGTCGTCTTTCAAAAATTTATGGAAGTCTTGCTCCCCATCATCAGCACACACCAACCAGTCGATCCTATGAATATAGGCTTCGGCAACCCAAAGAGCCTTGACCCCCTCATAAAATTTATTAATTGTTTCGATGGAGAGATGTTCAAACCCCGGTTTACCCAGACGAATCTCGTCAGTAAGAGTCTCAAGCTCACTAGCAACGTCATGAATTCGTTGCTGGACATAATCAAACGCACCCCCACTCATTCGTATTTACTCCTATCAAAAAGGTTAAACCGATTAGAATAATACTCTACTAATTCTTCCTTAGACATGAGGCTAAATTGAAGGTCGTTATCAAACCAATCATCAATTTGAGCTAAAAATCTACGATCGTACTCAGCACCAAACTCGTCTAGAGAAATATCAACAACACTAATAGCAAACTCAGCCCCAGAAAGAATTTCCGATTCCGTTAGTGCAATAATTTCTTTATTCCTTTCGAAATACTCCATATCTTGGATACCACAGAAAATGATTCGTAGTTCTCCATTAACAGAAACCACGGCAGGCCCCCTTTCTAGAAGGTCTAGCATAGCTACAAAGTTTTCGGGGGAACTAAAAGCATCAAACTCTAGTTCTGGAAAAAGCTGCTCTGCATTAGCATCCGTTTGAAGAAGCCATTTAGTAATGCTATAAAGAGGATGCTTTTCGTCCCCAATCACCTCCCAAATTTTGCTAACGGCAGCCTCGTAGTCTTGACGAAACTTTTTAAGTTTATTCATTAGTAATTCCTTATCTTAGTTTTCAGCGGGCCTTCCCCACCGAACATTCAATATTATAGCAATTATCAATGAACAAAGCAAGCCGACATTTATGCGTGTAATATACTGCATAATTTTGGTTTTGGCGCAGTGCACTTCGAATTTTGACCTTGTTTTTATTTTCTGTTTGTAGTATAATGTATATTCGGTGGAGGTATAAACTATGCAACGATATTCAGACGAAGAAACACTAGACTATATAAAGCTTTACACAGAGAATCCCTACCCTAGAACTGTGGAACTACTTGCTAAAAAATGGGACAGAACCATTAGACAAGTAGCTGCAAAACTTACTAGGGAAGGAATTTACAAAAAACCAAAGTATACTACTAAAACTGGAGAAATCCCCACCAGTAAAGATGAATACGTAGAACTGATCGCTAACTCTCTAGCCCTGATTTCAGCAGATCTAGAAGGGTTAGAGAAAGCACCAAAACAAACTTTAAGGAACTTGCTAAAAGCCATTGATCCTGAAGTTATTGAGTCCCTTAAGGTAGTTAATGTTTAACAAAAAACTAAAAGAAGAAGTACACAGTGTACTAGACGCCTTTTCCAAACTTACTAGTCAACAAAGTGAGTGTATTCTAGACCATGGAAAAGCTATTCAAGCACTAGCAGAGCATGCTAATAATGCTGCTCAAGCAATTGAGGTATGTCTAAAAAAGATAGAAGAGTTGGAGGTAAAAATTGAAACCATTTCTAAAAGCACTAGTAGTTAATGCCGCTAGCTTAACTGCTCAAGCAGTATCGCTAGCCCTAGCACCTGTAGCAGCACTAAGAGTAAAAAACGGTAAGCTACTTCCACCCTTTACTTGGATGGGTACTCCAGATACTAGTTTAACTGATTTTGGAGGAGAAAAACAGCTTCTAAAAATTCAAGAGAAATACGGAAGCTATGCTGCCAGGGTTTGGTGGTTATGGAGAAATAAAGCATATGGTGCAAGGTTCAAACTAGCAACTAAAGATTTAGACAATATTTCTAGAAAAGAAAAGGGCCCTTTCATTCTTTATAGCAACGGTAAGGCATTTGACTTTTTCTTTATTATTCTAGAAACCTCTAAGTTTAGGCTTTATTTTAGATTCGGGTGGAAAATCAAGCCCTATTTTGACGGGTACCGTCCGAGTGGGCCAACCGCTGTGGGTATGCCAGAATTAGCGTTTAGAACGGATGATGCTTATGAATGAAATTTACGTAGAACTAGAGGTTGATTCTAGCGGAGAATTAATTCTTCCAATACCAGATGAGATTATTGAGCAGCTAGGGTGGAAAGAAAGGGACATACTAGAACTTGAAATTCTAGATGACGAATCCTTTATTATTAGGAAGTGCGACTATGATCTGTCTATGCTCTAATCCTATATGTGAGATATACGGGTGTTTGCAAAATATAGAGGAAGAAATTTTTGAGGGTGAGTATGAAGATGATGATGATGACGACACCCTAAACTGAAAACCTCTTTAACCCAACTAAAGGCAAGCTATTTACAGCTTGCCTTTTTCTTTTTAAACGGCTATAATATATTATAACCTTGGAGAAATTAAAATGAATGTAATAAGTTTTGGATCTGAAAAATGCTAACAATTACATACGCATCAGATCTGCACACCGAATTTACCCCAATGCGCAAGCTTCCGCCTCCGGCGGATATTTGCGTGCTCGCGGGGGATATTTGCTCACTAAGCAATCCTTGGCTCCCGCTAGAGTTTGATGGGCCAATTCTTTATGTAGCTGGTAATCATGAGTACTATGGTCGTAAGTATGATGAGTACCACCCACTAATAAAGAATAGAGAAATCTTTGAGTTTAAAGGAGTAAGATTTGCTTGTGCTACTCTTTGGACAGACCTTAGTAACCCTATGGCCTATCTAGTAGCTAAAGAAGGCATGAATGATTTTAGGTACATTAAAAAGCTAAAATGGAATGAAGAATTCCAAAAGGATCTAGAGTTTCTAAACACTTCTAATGCTGACGTGTTTATCACTCATCATGCTCCTAGTATTCTTTCTGTAGCACCAGAGTATCGTTCAGCTCCTCTAAGCAAAGCTTTCTATACTGATATCTTTAATCCGTATAGCCCCTATCTAGACCATGAGCCAAAGCTTTGGATTCATGGACACACCCACTTTAAGTGTGATTACACTATAAATAACACTAGAGTAGTATCAAATCCTAGAGGCTACACTGACGATAACTTTGGGTGGGAAATTGTTAATTGCTAACTGTAACCCGGGGTGTAGCACTTGCTACACCCCAGACTATTGCTGAGCCCCGGGTTACACTCAAGCAACCACTGCAATCGCTAAACCCGCTACACCCCGGGTTACTCGCTACACCAGCTACACCCCTAAGGAACTAAAATGAAAATTGAATATTTCGTACAAGGCAACATAAAGCTCCTAGAGCTAGATAAAGATCTACAAAAGAAAGTAAAGGAAGATCCAAAATTCTTTCCTTGGCTAGAATCGGTAGTAAAAACCGTACCACTAGACACCCCAAACGCAGAAGAGTGGTATTCTAAAGCACCAGAAAACCTAATCAGTCTAGTAGAACAAGTCGCAGTAATTCCACGCTCAAAATTACTAAAGCCTGCTATGACTTACAAACCAGAACTTTCTTCTGGTGTTCCGCTATTTATGAGCTACTACGACTTCAAATATAACGATTGGGTAAAAAATAACCAGCTAGCAACTTTCCTAACAGAGTCGCTAACTTGGCTACTAATGCCATACCCAATCCCGCCTAAAGACAAGCTAGAACAATATAGATCACAAATGCCAGACCCTAAAAAGTACGGTTCACTAGAAAAGACTGGAACACTCTTCGATAAACTTCCTAAGATGTTGAGATACATGTTACTAGAGATGTGGATCTATCATCCGGATATCAGGCATCCTAAAATGATTTTAAGCCCTACAGACTGGGATTTTAAGCCAGAATGAAAAATCGAGTTGAAATTAAAAAAAAAATGTGGTATAATAAAGGATAGATTGACGAAATTCGACAGAATTAAGGAAAATCGCTAGAGCAAAAGAATTTTGCGAGGGCTAATAGCCGGGGGGTCCCCCCGCCGGTGCTATTAAAGAGCCCGCGCAAAAAATTCTTCTTGCGATATTAAGGCGATTTTCCTGGCAATCTAACCTTGGGGGAACCTATACATATTTAAAATGTAATAACTAAAAATTTGCTTGACTTTTTCTTTTGACGTATACTACGCGTTTTTTCATTACTAAACGTATTAAACGGTATACAACTAATAAGCTAACCACTGTAACCCCGGTCTCCCAATTTTAGGGGATTTCTTAGTTTATTGAATTGCTGAGCCCCGGGTTACTTCTTTAGCTATTAAAACCTTTTCAACCTCTGAGCCCCGGGTTAATTAGATTACAAAAGAATTAATAAATTTTTAGCATTTTTTCAGATTTTGAGCCCCGGGTTACTTATTAGACAGGGGGTATTTTTCAGACTAGTCTCTTTTTTAAATTAACTTATTTCAAATTAGACTACTGCCTTTTTAGTTTAATTAATTCAAATTTCAAAGTTTTTTCAGCTTTTTTCGACTATTTTTAAAAAAATTTTCGTTATTTTTTGAAATTTAGCGCTGAAATTTTTTGCTCCGTTGTTGTTACTGGACAATTTATCCCCCCCTTTTTTAAGCTAAGAGTTCTTTTTCAATTACTGAGTTTTAAATCAATTAATTTATTGATTACCATATAAAGTCGGCAAAAAACGCCTGCGTAATACAATTTAAAATTCAATTTTTTGGCCAAAAATAATTTTTAGTCACCTTCACAAAGTAACCCGGGGCTCAAAGATCGGTTCAATTGCTGAAGCCGGTTCAATTGCTGAACCCCGGGTTACTTTTTAGTTCTTTGAGTGCATTTAGCTTGCTAAAATCGTTGAGCCCCGGGCTACTTCTTTAGTCTGGGATATTTTTTAGCTTACTAAAATCGCTGAGCCCCGGGTTACTGTTTAGATTTGGGGCATTGAATCAATCGCTACACCCCGGGCTATTTTTTAACCCGGGGCTCAGAGGTTTTAGCGGGCTTAGAGGGCTCATAGAGTAGCCCGGGGCGTAAAGTCTTTAGCGGCTTGGGCTACTGTGAGGGCTACGGGAAGTTGCTAGGGCTGCTTTAGTGTGAGGCTTGCTGTGGTTGCTGTGGTTGCCGCGATTGCTAGGATTGCTATGATTGCTATGATCGCTGCACCCCGGGTTATGTTGCTTTAGCGGGGGAAAACTCGACTTGACTTTGCACTCTAGCATGTAAAATTTCACGTTGATCTCGCACTCGCGCGGGCGCGGAATTTTGTCATTGATTTCTCACTCGCGCGGGCGCGGCGACACGGAAAATTTGGCGTTGATTTCTCACTCTCGCGGGCGCAAAATACCCTTCGGGTATTTTGGCAAAAAGAAATGAGAATGAGAATCGTTCGCGTTTGAGAATGAGAATCGTTCGCGTTTAACGAAAGCAAAAAGCGTACCAGTTTGCCCCATATGCTACACCCCGTGTTAATTGTAACACGGCTTGACAAGTGTTCTAGTGTAGTGTAAAATCGGCGCCTGAATGAGAATCATTCTCGTTTAGAGTACCCGGGCTTGACGTGCTGGCCAACCAGGTGTAAAATCGGCGCGAGCAAATGAGAATCATTTTCATCTGGCGAATGCGAAGCATTTACAGTACCGGGCAAAAGAAAAGCCCCAATTAGAATTGGGGCTTACGCTAGGAACCTAGACTAGCATCGAGGCAAAATACTCCGCTGCGCGTTGTGGCGGTGAACCGGGAAAAGGGTTTTGCAACGTGATAAAGTTGTCGCAACAAAGCCGATTTTCTGCAATAATCACGCCGCGACTATAGTCAAATTCATCCGAGTCACTACAGTGAGCAACTGCTACCTTATAGAACTTCGGATTGAAAGCGCCTTCAAGGCATGGAACGATTGCTACGGTCAAACCCTTGCGACAAGCTACCGCACCATTAGCCTGAGCAATGCTGCACATAGCTGTTCGATATCTAAAGCTTTGGTATTTTCGAGACATTTTAGCGTTACCTTTTGATTAACCGGGGTGCTGGATGCACCCCGGTATGCTACAGGTTATTCGGAATCCGCGCCCGATCCGGTAAGCCGTGCATAAATTTTCTTCAGCGCGGATTTATTAGCTTTCGCAAGCGAATCAGCTTCGGAATCCGCCAGCCCGACAAGCGCACCGATCTTGTCGGCAATGTCATCCTTTTTGATAACAGGTTCACCCGTTTTGCTGGTGTAAGTCTTTTTGATATACACGCCTTCCCGAGTAAGCTTCGCGATAACCGACCGGGCAGATTTTCCGAACCGTTCCGCAAAAATCGCAACAGTCTCTTGAGTCGGGTCGGCTTTGTAAGCCTCGACCAGTTCCGAAGTTTGCTCGATTGAATACGCTGCCACTTTTTCTTTGCTCATGATAAAGCCCTTTTAGCGCGGTTTAGGGTATCGGTTCAACGTCGCGCTATTCGCTGAACCGATGAAAGAAGTATAACCTAGTGACTGGGATGAGTCAATCACCCCGTTCCACTTTTACTCGAAAATCATTTGCCGTTGTCCATTGGCGAAAATGATACAGTGAGCATGCGCCCAAGACGACGGTCCAACATTGTACCCCATTTCAAGGCTGCCCGAAACCCCGACCTGATACACTTTGCCGGCAATGCCCGGACTATGGGAGTGTCCGATCACCATAGATTCGCCAATTGCCCGGAATGCTTGCAAACTTCCCCTAGCGCCGTTAGGGCCACGGTCGCCATGATTGCCGCATTCAATACCTTCTACCTTGCAGCTTTCATCAGGCTTCAGGAAAGTAGCATTAAAATCCCTGCCGAAACGCTTGGTCAAAGCGTATTTTAGCAGGTTAATAGGCTCTTGTCCACAGTTTGCCGCACGGTATCGTGCAAGCTGCAATTCCAAAAAGAAAATCGCGTTTTGTGAGTCCTCGCGATAATCTGCCTCATCCAGCCAACGTTCAAGCGCTCTGTCATGGTTGGAGTCAACCACAATAGGAGCATAGCTTGGGAAACAGTCTAGCACGTTAGCGACCTTTTCAATATCGCTTTCCACTGACTGGCCCGTAGAATCCGCCACAAAGCGGAAGAGACTAGACTCCCGATTGTGATGGTTCCGACTCGAAAAGTCTAGAATATCGTGGAAAATGACATTGCACGGATTGACCTTTCGCGCTAGTGCCGAGATTGCATTAAGCCGTTCCAGCGGCAGCTTTTCGGCGTGAATATCTCCAAAAACCAGCGCAGCCGGGTTATCAGGGTACTCAATGCCTTGTTCGTTTACATGCTCCCCGTCAAAATCAAAAAACCCGCCGGCATCAGGATTCATACATTCTACCGATCGAACTTTTCCGCCGGATTCAATCACGGTAAACCCGTAATTGTGCTCCAACTCGGATACCGTTCCGGCCTTGCGCTGGACATAGTTGCATACCGTAACCGTGCCCGTAGATTGAACAATTTTCAGCGGTTCACCCTTAAGGCGTGGCATCGTTTTAAGAGAGATTTTACTGGCCGGGATGACGATAGACTGTCCAGCACCCGTGGCCGATTCAAAACCCGACAACGGATTCTTGGACGTCGGCAAAACATGAGCGTTAGCCAATACCGCTACACCGTGAACGGTAAACCGATCATCGCGCATATAGGGTTTGACCTTGGGGTCAAAGTAAATATCTTGTCCAGTCATGTCATCGGGCTGATTCCATGCCGATTTATTATACAGAATCGGTGCGACAATGATTTTAGCCCCAATGCTGGACGCATACCCGACAAGGTTATCCCAGAAAGCTTCTGCCACTTCCGTGTTATTTTGCGCGGCGGTGACGATGATTGGACCAGGGTAATCTTCCGCAGAATAATCCGGGCGCAACGCGCCGCCCGAAACGGGTTTGCTTTCCGCCTTCCGAATCCGCTCGATCCGTGCCGCGTCCAACCGTGCACGTTCGGTATTGTAAACTTCCCGAACCGCGTTAACATCCGCGCCAATTTCCTCGGCAACGTCGGCAATAGCAGAATCAATGCTTTCGGGTTTGCGCAACCGGAAAGCGCCGCGAATGCGCAGTGCAATTTTAGCTTCGATCATTTTGTTTCCCTCAGTTCGTTTATCGTCAATCAGGAAGAGCCATTATAGCACGTTTTAACGGTAGTGCTATTTAACCGTTCCGATTTTCGCATTTACCTTATGCGCGCAAAGTACCGGAAAGAATCGACGCAGCGCAGATTTAACCTTGCTGCTATCGTCAAACATTATAACATAAGCGCTCCGGTATTGGCGAAGATTTAGCAGCTTTTGAATCCAGCGCTTTTTATATTCGCCATCGGAAAGCCTATAATGTTCAGGCTTTGCTTGATCGCGCGAGAAAATGCGATGATAAGGTAGATTATGCCTTGCGAGGTATTCATAGTCGCAAGGTTTCATATCCCTAGCAGTCAGAACAAAAATCTGCCAGCCCATATTATACAGTCTGCGCATAGTTTCGGCAAGCGGCAAAACCTTGTCTTTCCTCACGTTTTCCGGTGTATGCCTTGCAATGTAAGCATCAAGGTTAAGGGTGCCATCGGGATTATTCGGCGTGCGATGCGACGAATTAATAACGGTTTCGTCCAGATCGAAAATTGCAATTTTCATCGGTTCGCTTCCATAAAACTAGAGTATAGCACGTTTTCGAGACTGTTAGCTTCTATTTCGTGCGGTTCATTCTCATAGGATTCTAACACAATTTCACCGTGCCAAATCCAATAATCCCCGATACAGTCTAGCTCACCTTCTAAAAACTGTTTTGCATGCACTAGCTCATGCGCTAGAGTTTTTAGCGTGTTTTTGCGCGACAAACTTTTATCAATCTCGATTGTAACACAATCAATGTCATTGATGCAAGCGCCCCATAATTTAGCATTGCGCCGAAGATTGCTAAACTCGAATTCTACCATACTTTCATCAATCTGCAAAACTTCGCAATAGTGCGATACAGCACGGTAGAAGGTTTCAAGGTCAAGATTCTTTAGCATGGTGAATAGCCTATTTAATGCAATAACCCATAGTCTAGCATACTTTTTAGATGCTATGCAATACCCTTGCATTTTAGTGCGGAATACTTGACAGCTACCAGGTTTTGTGTTTTCGGCGCGATATGTCTTGACGATAACATCGTTACATGCTAGGCAGAAAATAATGCTTGACCAGGGCAGTAAAACAGACTAGGCAAAATCAGACATGTTCATTTTCGGAACGAGCAAAAATATTTTGCTTGACACGGTTTTTCTAGCGTGTATAATGTTATTAGTGGGAAAGAGTGCCCATCGGGCGCGTGTGGTGAAAAAACAACAGTTACAATTTGTTACAATTTTCCGCTTTGCAGGGTTAAAATGCTTTGCTATAGTTAAGTCTCTGATGCAGCAAACGAGGAAACCGACCGGTTTCACTGCATTGGGTGGAGGTAGGAAAATGCAAAAGGCAACTGTCACATTCGTAGCTCATATGTTCGGTCTGGGTGAAGTCGCTTATGAGGAACTGAACGCCGCGCGCCAGCGCGTAGAAGACCTTCTGTACTCTACCCAAGCAAAGGCTGAGTCCGACGTGCGCTTTCATGAAGAAACCCTGCTGAGCATGTCCACGGATGCTAGCGCAGGCGAGTATGCGGGTGCGGTAAAGGCAGTCAGGGAGGCCAAGATTGTGGAACGGGTCATTAGCGCGCTGCGCTACTGTGCCGATTATTCGATGGAGTAACCAGCATGACACAGATTACCATCTTCGCGGCCGGAAAGCCCGTAGGCCAGCCGCGCCCGTTCGGGCAGGGTATGACCTTCATCGCTGCGCGCTCGTTTGTCAGGCAATTGAATCGCGCAGTAGAGCGCGCAGGCGCGATCGAGCGCGTTAGCGTGCAAGTAGATTTTCCTGTGTCTGGCGGGCACGTTACCATCAGCGCGACGGAATTCCTCGCTCGTTTGGTCGATGCACTTGCCCGGCCCGAACATGATCGATTGGACGTGCTGAACCTCGCGAACTTCGCGCCTGCGCGCCAGGTGTAGCAGGCAAGACCCATGCCCGATAGGCTCACCCTATCGGGCATGGGCGGTTGATAGACTCGCTCTATCGGCACCGCCGCACCGCCCTCCCCCGCGTACAACTTTAAGAAAATTTACAGAGTAACCCGGGGCTCAGCGACGCTGAGTAATTGGTGGCCCCGCGTACAACTTTAAGAAAATATTGGAAGGTAACCCGGGGCTCAGAGCACTCAAGAAGCAACAACGGGCCCAGTACGAAAAAAGTAGTTGAAATTTTTTATTGACAGTGTTATACTTCAAAATATGGCAAATCCAAATACTATTGTGCCTATTTCCCCAGAAGAGCTAGAAATCGCTAATACGTATCTCCTTACTAGAAGCGTGGAACAGACCGCTAGAGAACTAGGCATTCACCCGGAACAGGTGAATCAATATCTAGACTTACCAGAAGTCAAGAGCTATATTGATAGAATTTATTTTGAGTCTGGTTATAGAAATCGTTTCAAGTTTGCAGAAATTGTAGACAGTATAGTTGAGAAAAAGCTGGAGGAATTACAGGAAGCAGATATTGGATCTACTAAAGATATTATGGATATTTTAGCTTTAGTGCACAAAATGAAAATGGATGAAATGAACATAGCTACCAAACTGGCAGCAGGCCCTAAAACTCAGACAAATATTCAAATTAATAATCCCTTTGTAGGAACTAATTACGGGGAATTGATGGGAAAGCTTTTAGATGTTGAAAATAAGTAGACCGGATATTTCAGCAGATGAGTTTCAAGAGTTTCCACTAGAAGAAAGGTTTATAAAACTTCCTATCAAGAAATATATCCCTTTAGCAAAAGAAAAAGGCGTTTTAGGTGGTGATCCTAATAGACCACAAATTGCTTTAATTAATGCTGTTAATAATCCCAAATATCGCTTTATAGTTGCTGCTTTTTCTAGACGTGTTGGGAAGACTACAGCTGGTAATATGATTGCACAACTAATATGCTTAATCCCGGGCTGTCATGTATTAATTATGTCGCCCAATTATTCTCTTTCTAGTATTTCTTTTGAATTACAGCGTCGCTACTTGAAAGCATTTGCTTTAGAAGTTGAAAAGGATAACGCCAAAGATAGAGTTTTAGAGCTTAGTAACGGTTCTACCGTTCGTGCTGGCTCAGTTTCGCAGGTTGATTCTGTAGTAGGTCGCTCATACGATTTAATTCTATTTGACGAAGCAGCACTATCGACTGCGGGAGAAGAAGCTTTTAATGTAGCTCTGCGACCTACCCTAGATAAACCAGGTGCTAAAGCTATCTTCATCTCTACACCCCGTGGTAAAATGAATTGGTTCTCTAGATTCTTTGATAGAGGATTTTTAGATACTTACCCACAATGGGTTTCTTTACACTGTGATTGGAGAGAGAATCCCCGAGCTTCTTTAGCGGATATTGAAGAAGCTAGACTTAGCATGTCTAAAGGTGAGTTCGAGCAAGAGTACGAAGCTTCCTTCTCAGTGTTCGAAGGACAGATCTTTAACTTTTCTCCAGACTATATTGCTGAAACACCCGTTTTAGACGAAGTGATTATGGGTGTTGACTTTGGCTTTAGGGATCCTACTGCTGGAGCGGTTATTAGTTGTGTTGATGATAAGTTTTATGTAGTTGATGAGTATTACAAGTCAGAAGCTACTACTGCCGTACATGCTAATGCGATTAAAGCTTTAGAAGAGAAGTATGGTGTTGAATATATATTTGTAGATTCTTCAGCGCAGCAGTTCAGGTATGATCTAGCAATGGAGTACGATATCTCAACTGTAAATGCTAATAAAGCTGTTCTAGAAGGTATTGCTTTTGTACAGACTTTAGTAGAGCAAGGTCGTTTATTTGTAGCGCCCCATTGTAAAGAGACTTTAGCTTGCTTAGATCAGTATCGCTGGGACCCTCGTGAAGGACTTATAGTTCAAAAACCTGTGCATGATCGTTATTCACACATGGCCGATGCTCTTAGATACGCACTTTATACGTATAGAGGGGATATTTCTTCAGTGTGAAAAATTTGGTTGAAAATATTTTCTGGGTCTAGTAGAATATAGGAAAATGAAACGTTTACCCGTAAAATACATTCGCGACCGCTGCAAGTCCGCATATGAGAAGGATTCTTCCTGTGTGATTTGTGGTACTAGTGAGTTGTTAGAGTTGCACCATTATAATAGCTTAACTGCTTTGTTTAACAAATGGTGTAAGAAAAAGGGCTATTCTGAAGAAAATGTTCTAGATTTTAGAGATGAATTTATCTCCGAACATCATTCAGAAATATATTTAGAAGTCGTAACTCTATGCAAAAGCGATCATGCTTTATTGCATAAAGTTTATGGGCTTAAACCTGCCCTAGGTACTGCAAAGAAGCAAGCAGCATGGGTAGAGAAAAAAAGAGAGAAGCATGCTGCAATGGTTGCGAACTAAATTAAACCCCGCGCAATCTGTCATTTCCCGCGATAGCGGGGAAGTGTACTCGACCGCGCGCCGCTATGCTAGCCATGTTTCAGCCTATAACGAGATTCCAGTTGTTCGACGCGGTGTTGACTTAATTGTTAACGGTGCTTCTAGCCTGGGATTCGACGTTACTAGTAAACTGAATGGTGTGGGCGTAGTGTCAATTAGGAAAGCTAAATTAGAAACTTTAATTCAATTTAGTCCTAATCCTTATCAAGATATTGAAAGATTTAAAAGGCTTATCTATCTAGATTTAATACTAGAAGGTAACGCCTATATTCACTTTGATGGTGCTTTTATGTACCATCTACCAGCGGTGAATGTTAAAGTAGTTACTGATCCGAAAACACTTGTTGCTTATTACGAATACAATTCCACAATTCGATTTAATCCTGAGGAAATCATTCCCGTAAGCGACAACGGTTCGGACAGTATCTTTAGAGGGACTAGTAGAGCTAAGACGTTTCTTGAACTAATTAATATTAGAGGAGAAATGTTAGAGTTCCAGCGTAATTTCTTTAAGAATAACGCGGTCCCGGGCTTAGTGATCCAGTCTCCTAGCGTTCTAGGACAGAAGATCAAGGATCGTTTAATTGAGAACTGGGTTCGGGAGTATAACCCGAAACGTGGCGGAAAACGACCACTTATTCTAGACGGAGGTCTAGAAGTTAAAGCTCTTGGAGAAGGCAAATTCAAAGAGTTAGATTTTGAAGGCTCAGTTCGTTCAATAGATGAATCTGTTTTACTTGCACTTGGCGTACCGCCGATTCTACTGTTTGGAGGCAATAATGCCAATATTACTCCAAATCAAAAGCTGATGTGGGTTGAAACTATTCTACCCCTGGCTAGATTAGTTGTTAGTGCCTTTGAAAGGTACTTCGGCTATGACATTTCAGTGGATACCTCGGGTGCAGAAGCTCTACGGCCAGAGCTTAATATTCAGGCTGCTTATTTAGGAACCTTAGTCAATACTGGCGTAATCACCCCCAATGAAGCGCGTCTAGAGTTGCGTTATCCGAAAGACCCTTCCCCAGAATCGGATAAACTAAGAATTCCAGCCAATATTACTGGCTCTGCAGCTAAACCATCAGGATCAAAAGATGACACAAATGATTAAAGCGTTCGGCCACTTCGAGGCCAAAGCGCTAGAAGATGATGAGCTGTTAATTACTGGATACGCTAATACTATCTCTAAAGACAGGTATGGAGACGTTGTTCCATCATACGCTTGGAATGAGGCAGCTTTAGAAAACTTTAGAAAAAATCCAATTATTCTGGCTTTCCATAATCACTCAGAACCAATCGGTACGGCAGTTGATATTTCGCCGGATGAAAATGGACTAAAGTTAACTGCTAAGATTTCTAGCGCCGCTGGTAAAGTGTACCAGCTTATTAAAGAGGGAGTTTTAAAAGCTTTCTCTATTGGTTTTTACGTCAAAGACGCTGATTACGATTCTGCAACTGACATTTTCGTAATTAAAGCTCTAGAGTTACTGGAGGTATCTGTTGTCTCAGTCCCAGCTAATCAAGACAGTTTATTTGACCTTGCAAAAAGTTTTAACTCTAAAAAAGAGTTAATTGAATTTAAGAAGTCATTTCTTAAAGAGGAGTTATTAATGGATAAAGAACAACTAGAAGCTCTAGTAACCGCAGCTGCAGAAAAAGCAGCGGCCGCAGCAACAGCTGCTGCGCAGAAAGCGGCTGACGAAGCTCTAGCCACGCAGGCTGCAGAAGCTGCACGTATTCAGGTTGAAAAATCTGGTGCAGAACAACTTCTAGAGACTGTTGAGAAGCGGCTTGCCGAAGAAAATACTACAGTATCAAAAGCAATTGAAGACCTACGTGGTGAACTTGCTGAGAAGGCTGCTGAAATTGAAGCCCTCCGTAAGCAGAAAGAACTATTTCAAGATCGCAGTAATGGTGATGAAGTTAGCTACGCCGAAAAAGAACTTGCAGTTCTTATGGCCCGGGCTACCCGGAAAGGGCTAACTGAGACCAAAGCTTATCAGCAAATTGTTGAGAAATATGGTGCTCACGTTCCTAATGCAAATTGGGAAAACATTGTTAGCACAAACATGCTTGCAGAGATTCGTAGACGCTTAGTCGTTGAACCTCTCTTCCGTAAAATCAATATGCCAGGAGTCGTTACTCGATTCCCAATTAACCCAGAAGCTGGATACGGCACTTGGGTTACTGCTGCTCAGTATGGTACTGATGCTAGCTCGGGCTCAGCAGCGACCCATGTTCTAAAAGACCTAACAATCACAGCACACAAGCTAGCAACCAAAGAATTCATCGGAAACGAAGAAGATCAGGATGCTATTCTTGCACTAATGCCTGTGATTCGTGACGCCATGATTCGTAGAACTGCTAAGTCAGTCGATAAAGCGCTTCTTTTAGGTGCTGGTAATACTAATGACCCTATTACTGGTATTACTGGGTACGAGGCTGCAGGTTCCAATACTACTCTTAGTCTTGGTACTAATGCAACTCTTACTGTTGCTGCACTTCGTGGTCTTCGTAAGCGTTTAGGTGTTTGGGGTCTAAATCCCGCAGAAGTTAGTTTCATCGTTTCAACAGCCGGATATTACGAGCTTCTAGAAGATTCAGAGTTCCAGACAATGGACAAAGTTGGAGATCGAGCCACTATTATTAGTGGACAGATCGGTATGGCTGGCGGATCACCAGTTATCGTATCAGGAGAGCTAGGTTCTAAGATCGCAACTAACTACCCTGCTATTGCTATCAATCCAAATAACTTTATGATTGGTAATTACAAAGGTCTAACAGTCGAATCAGATTATCTAGTTGAGAAGCAATCAACCTTACTAGTTGCTACACTACGTATGGGCTTCGAGCAGATTTCAGATACAGACGGCGAAGCAGTTGCTTGCGCTCGTTGGGTTGCTTAATTAAGCCCATGAAAGGGGGAGCCTTAGGGCTTCCCCTTTTTCGTTCCCCCTTCGCAGTTTATTTGAAAAGGACATAAAATGGCAGGAAGACTAGATTTAGAGATAAATAAGGGGGCAACTTATGTTAAGTCTTTTATTTGGGAAACAAAAGATACTAATACTGGTGTAACTACTCCAGTAGACTTAACAGAGTTCTCCGCCCGAATGCAGGCTAGGGAAGAGTTCGATTCTCCTGTAGCTTTTTTAAATTTGAATTCAGATCCGGGTGGGGGGATAGAGCTAGGCGGACTACCCGGAGAAATTAAGGTTACTGTTTTACCTTCTACGTCTAGTGTACTAGTACAAGAAGGTGGCGTGTACGATTTAGAATTGTTTCACACGAATAATCCTGAGTATGTTGTAAGATTACTAGAGGGTAAGATTAAACTACGTCCGGAGGTTACTCGTGGCTAGAGAAGTAGATATTGTAGTTGACCCAGTTACTAAAGAAATAGTACTTATTACAGCTGGCACGCCGGGCCCGATTGGCCCTCCGGGCCATATTGGGCCGACCGGGCCTACTGGGCCTACTGGGGCACAAGGTCCCGGTATTTTAGTTATAGGTACTTTAGCCGATCAAAGTTTGCTTCCCCTTTCTGGAAACAATTTAGGTGATGGCTACATTATTGGAGGGGACCTTTGGCTCTGGGAAGGAGCTGTTTGGAACAACATTGGTAGATTTGTAGGGCCTACTGGATCAATAGGCCCTACAGGTGCTCAAGGTATTCAGGGTCCTACAGGTTCTCAAGGCATTCAGGGTGTGCAAGGTGTTGCAGGCCCAACAGGCCCTACTGGTGCTCAAGGTGTTCAGGGAGTACAGGGCGTTATAGGCCCGACAGGTTCCGTAGGTCCAACAGGTTCCGTAGGTCCAACAGGTCCTCAAGGTCTTCAGGGTACTCAAGGTATCCAAGGCCCTACAGGACCCACAGGTGCTTTAGGCCCTACAGGTGCTTTAGGCCCTACAGGCCCAACGGGCTCCCAAGGCATCCAGGGTATTCAAGGTCCTACAGGTCCTACAGGCTCTCAGGGTATTCAAGGCCTAACAGGCCTTCAGGGTATTCAAGGTCCTACAGGCCCTACAGGCCTCCAAGGTATTCAGGGACCAACAGGCCCCATTGGCCCTACAGGTGTTCAAGGCATTCCCGGACCTACAGGTGCTCTAGGCCCAACAGGTCCTCAAGGAACCGGTGTAAGCATTCTAGGCTCTTTAGAGTCGGAGCTAGAGCTACCTATCAGCGGTACAGTGGGAGAAGCCTACCTTATTGAGGGAGATCTATATGTTTGGAATGGCAGTGCTTGGGAAAATGTAGGCAATATTCAAGGCCCAACAGGTCCTCAAGGTCCCACAGGTTCTCAGGGTATTCAAGGCCCAACAGGTTCTCAAGGTATTCAGGGTATTCAAGGTCCAACAGGTCCCCAAGGTCCTACAGGCTCTGAAGGTATTCAAGGTCCAATAGGTCCAACAGGCTCTGAAGGTATTCAAGGTCCAATAGGTCCTACAGGTCCAACAGGCTCTGAAGGTATTCAAGGTCCAATAGGTCCAACAGGTACTCAAGGTATCCAAGGTATTCAAGGCCCTACAGGCCCTACCGGAGCTCTAGGTCCTACAGGTCCACAGGGCACAGGGGTACAGATTTTAGATTCTCTGGAATCCGAACTGGAACTGCCTCCTAGTGGAACACAGGGAGATGCCTACCTTATTAATGGAGACCTTTATGTTTGGAGTGGTAGTGCTTGGGAAAACGTAGGGAATATTCAAGGCCCTACAGGCCCCCAAGGCCCCACAGGCTCTCAAGGTATTCAGGGTATTCAAGGTCCAACAGGTCCCCAAGGTCCTACAGGCTCTGAAGGTATTCAAGGTCCAATAGGACCAACAGGCTCTCAAGGTATTCAAGGTCCAACAGGCCCCCAAGGTCCTACAGGCTCT